CTGCACAAAGCCAAACGACAGCATGCCGAACCGGCGATCATCGTCCGTCTTGCCACGCTTGAACACTTCGACTTCTCCGCTAATGCTGACAATCTCAAGGCCATCCGGGATGCGCGAGTACCATTCGGCAGGGAACAGCCAATGGATTCCCTTGTCGTCACGATGCCAGATGCCCAGGCCCATTGCTTTCAGCGTGGCTTCATCGCGTGTAGCAAGCTGTCGGAAGTCGTCAACCGACATATCCGGCACTGGAACTTGCATGCCATCCGTGCGCTCAAACTGCGGCGTCACAATTTCCAGCTTTTCGCCGGGCTGCAGACCGATGGCCTTAGCGAAGTCCTCCGCAAATGTCGGAGAGTCAAGCGCCAGGATTGGCGTGCCTGGTGGCAGTTTGATGCTCATGGCTTGCCTCCTGTGATGCCGTGGGCGGCTTCGATGGCGCGGGCGAAAGTGATGTCGTGCGGCAGCGGAACAACATCAAAAGTATCCCGAACAATCTGGCGGATTTGCCCGTCCGTCAGCGGCACTACAGGGGCGGCAGGCGTGGTGTACCGGCATTTCTCGTACTCGCCGCGTGCGCAGTGGTCGCAATACCCGTTACCGGGTGGCACCTTGTTGCAAGACAGTGGCACAGCGGGCACTACAGGGGCGGCAGGTGCGGCAGGGGATGCGGCGAGTTGCTTCGCTTGCTCAATCGCCTCATTATCCTGCAGAATGGGGTCAAACCTCAGGGCTCCCGCAATGAGCCTGCGCAATAGGCCCCTCGGCACCATCACCCAGCCAGCAGGGGCGGGCGCTGCTGGTGGGGCGGCGTAGAGGCCCGTCCCTTCTGGCAGAGGCCCGTTTGTCCACTCTATCGTATAGCGGCTCATATGGACTTCTGCTACACGCGCCACCGGCTCCGGTACAGGCTGGGCAAGTGCTTCGCGCAGGGCGGCGCAAACCTGCTGCAACGCTGCTTGATCCACGTCCCTTGTGCCAACGCGGCCATAGGCAGACAGTGGTTCCAGCGCATCCAGCGCCACTTGCGCGGCTTGGTGTAGGGTGGGGGTGGTCATGGTGTTGGTCCTCGATGTTGAGCGCGTGCCATGCTCACAGCCCTGCCTCTGGCCGCCAAGCGGGGTGCTGCGTGGACCGCTTCCAGAAAAGACGCTCGTCGCCGCGCATCATCATCAGGTGCGCAATGACATCGTCCGTTGGACACATTGCGCCGGCCCAGGACCCGGAGTAGTACCCGATGGGGTGCATGCACAGCGCGCATAGAATGCGGATCGACGGCGACTCCATCGCCAACGCAACGGTCGGCTTGAGGCGGCGGAATAGGTATGCCGTCTTTGACCGCTTGCTGGTTTCGATGAACGTCCCGGTCAGCAGGTACTGTTTGAACTGCCGGTGGCTGATCAGCGTCCCAAGCAGGTTGACAGCGTTGCTTTCCTGCTCAATACCCCAGGCCTCTGCGCAGCCCAGAGTCTTCAGGGCGAAATTCAACGAGTGAAAAGCCGGCAGCAGGCCCCAGTCGGTGCGGCCGTCGTGGTAGCGGAAAATGATGATGTCAGACCGCCGTTGATTGGAATACCACTGGTTGACCTTCACCCATCCCGCGGACTCCTGGTCCGCCTCTGGCCGGCCGATGGCCATCAAAGCCTGCGCGTTCGGATAGTTCGGCTCCACCACCAGGCACTCGTCCGTCAGCGGCATCGGGATGCCCGCCCAGTCTCCGCGATCCTTGGCGATAGCACGCAGCCGGTTGCGCAGGAAGGCGTGGCCATCCAGGCTTTCCAGCAGGCCCAGGCCCCTATCCGCCCGCGATGGGTGCGACGACGACTGCGCGCGTGCTTTCGGCTTTGATAACCTTGCGTGGCCGGCCCCGCCCGCGCGGTGCTGGCGTTCCTGCTGGCGCCGCTGCGCCCTGTTGAGTTTCGTCGTCATGATCGGTTTCCTCGGCATCGGCTTGCGCCGCGGTGATGGGGTCAAAGTCGGCGATGACGTATTCGCACACGTCCTCACGAAAATCGGTGGCACGCGCGAAGGACTTCTTGCCATTCGCTTCGACCTCGACGAGAAGGGCATAGCCGCGACGCAGCATGTCGCGCACAATGCGCGCCGCGCGGATTCGCTCGGCCGGGTTGTTGGGGTCGAACGACAGCTTCGTGTCGCCGTCCCCGACGTTGAGGATGCCGACAGATCCGGCATCGGTTGATATGCGGGTCACTGCACAGTCCCAGGCGGATCGTTGGGGAACGGCCAGCCACCTTCATCGCCAGCGGTTGCAACAGCTTGCGGCTCTGCCGATTCCATGAAGATGGACTCCGGGGTCTGCTGGGCAATCGGTGCGGCCGGCGCACGCGCGGGTGCAGGCTTCTCGACCTCCACCACCGGCGGATCGAGGGTGATCTCGACGTCGTCGCCCATCATGATGGCCGTGCGGCCCAGGATCTTCTCGGTAATGTCCGCAGCACTGGAGACCCGGAAGTCAATTTGCACCGCACCACCGTTGATGGGCTCGAATGCGAAGTCGGTGACCTTGCACAGGGACAGCACCATCGGCTTGCCGGTGCCCCAGTAGATCGACAGCGTGGCGCCGGTGATGTCGCCCTCCCACTTCAGCGGGTAGCGCAGCTTGGCGAAGCGCAGGACATCCAGGTCCGACACCGGAAGGCGCATCTCCTGCTGGGCATCGTCACTGGCAGACGGGCCCTCGACGGTGAACAGGGCCGATGGCAGCCCGGCATGAAACAGGGACAGCGTGGAGTTGTCGAACGCGCCGCTGAACTTCAGATCGATGGCCTGCACCGATTCGTCCCCATGAAATTCCTTCCTGGGCTTGGCGGAAGTGAGTTTGAGCGTCTTGCGCTCGGTGATTGCGAACATGGCAGTTGCCTTGATGGTTGGTGGGTGGGTTGCCGGTTACGGTTCCGGCGGGCTTGGGCTGCCCGAAGGCATTCAACCCTGGCTAACACGCCCCGATGCCGAATGAGTCAGGCCTTCTTGGCCTCCTCGCGCGGCTTCGTGCACTCGAAGTGGTAGACGCCCTTGATGTGCTCCTTCAGGAACCCGCCCTTGGACTTGGCCGCGGCGAACTCGGCGGCCACCTCGGGCGGGCAGCGGTGGTAGTCGTACTCGCTGTTGCCCCACTTGAAGCGCACGCGCAGCGTCTTGGTTGACAAGTCGTACCCGTGGGCGGCGACCTGAGAACTGTGCGGGGTCTCGATCATGTGCATGACGATGTGCTTTGTGCTGGGGTGGTGCGCAAGGAGCTTTTCAGCTTCGGTCTGCGGGCGCTCTTTGATGCTCTGGTCCATGGGATCCTTCCGTTGGTGGGTTGTCCGCGACGTCCGCGGTAACTGGCCCACACGTGAGCCAGTGGCCGGGGTGGTCCTATTCAGTACAGGAGTACCGTTGCGGGCACGAAGTCCTGCCGGCGCACTTTCTTGGCTCATGGCAGAACGTCGGGCATTGCCCGTTCACTGGATCATCGAAGCGCCAGATGCAGCCTTCTGCTGGGTAGGGCAGCGACTTCGCAGCAATGTTCTGATATTCGCCGCCGGCAACCTTCTTGCCGGACAACTTCTCGGCAATGCTCTTGGCGTGGAATTCAGACTCGCCCTGGCAGCTTCCGGTCGAGCCATCGGTGAATGTGAGCCAGAAAGTTTTCATGCTGCGGTCCTCGTGCGCGCCGGCTGGTACTTCGCCTTCTGTGCGCTGTAGACCGCCTGCAGGTGCGCGCCCAGCGCCTCGAGGATGGTCAAGATGTCGCGGTCGTGGTACAGGAACGATGCCCGCTCGGTCTTTGCCGGGTGGCAGCCGATCTGCTGCAAGAAGGCGGCGGTGACCGTGAATCCCAGGACTGCGCTGATCTTGCCCAGGTTCATGGTGGGCGGCGATGTGTTGCCCACCGGATCCGCGCGCTCGACTGTGTAGCTACCGTCTTGCGCTGGGGTCTGGAAGGTTGCAGGCGCTACCTTCTCTGGCTCGGGCTGCACCTGGGGTGGGGCAGGGGGTGCAACGGCTTGCAGGGCCTGCTGGGCCTCGACGTCGCGGCGCTCGATGTCTGCCAGGCGCTGGCGCTCCTCGGCCTCCGCGCGGGCCCGTTGTGCAACTGCCGCATCGTCGCGTTTCTTCTGCTCGGCCGCCTCATACTCGGCGATGCGCTGCTTGACCACGGCCTCGGCGGCTACCGGGTCCATGTTCACGATCGCCTTGGCATCCTGGAACAGGAAACCGTGACTGCCGGCCTGCTCACGCATCATGGCCATGTTGGTCTGGATGCGGGTATAGGAGTCGCCGATGGACAGCTTCGCGTTTGCCATGACCTGTTTGCAGGCGTCGTGCCTGGAAGAAATCAGTCGCTTACCCTTGATGGCCAGAGCGAAGTCCGGTTTCATCGCCGGCAGCAGGGCCTGCTTGGTCGACAGGCTGTCGTTCTGTGCCTTGAGCCATGCTGCGAACTCGTCTTCGTAGTGCGTCAGGATCTTGATGTTGATGGTCTCGGCCTGGTTCTTCACCGCGTTGGCCAGGGGCAGCCGCTTGTTGCGGGACTTCTCCTGCAGACGCCGAACGGCGTCGATGACCGTCTGTATGGGTTCGTTCTTCTTCAGGAACTGCACCAGGGCGGCCTCGAGCGCATCCTCGACATCCTCTTTCAAGAACTTGATGTCGGCCTTGGCGTCGTCGAATTCCTGGTCGGTCTCGAAGATCGCCGGCACAGCGTCAATGCGTGCCTGCACCACCGCCTCAAAGGCAGCGATGTTGGACTTGACCGTCACAGCACCCTCGAAGTCCAGAACGAGAGACGGCAGGGTTGGCACCACCTTGCGCACCGCCTCCGGCGGCAGGTCGACGTGCTTGTAGTTTTCCCGGTCCTGATTGAACAGGCGCCACGCAGCCCGGATGCGGTCAAACCAGTCGGTGTCGGGCTCCACCCAGACAAAGAACGTGTTTTCGCGCGTGCCGTCGCTCATGGCGAACAACAGCCGATCGGCGCCGGTGACCATCAGCACCTGTTGGCACTGCGGCATGTGCTCGTCAGGCACCCGGCCGGCCCGAACGATGGGCTCGTACTCTGCGTTGAGCGATTTCACCTCCAGCGCCACCTCGTCTGGCATGTCGATACCATCGCACGATGCGCTGATGCGCCCGATGGACATGGTGGCCGGATAGAAGCCGTCGACTCCGGCAAACTGCACCGCCCACGGGCGAACCAGTGCTTCGATTTCATGGCCCCGGTCAAGCACCTTCTCCTGCACATAGGCGCTGAACTCTTGGGCAGTTCCAGACACCTTGAGGCGCAGCAACTCCTCGCGGGTCTTCTTTTTCGACAGCCCCATGACAGCTGCGATTTCGCTGGCGCCGTCGTGCTCGAAGCGAAAGGCCTCCCACTCGGGACTGCCTTGAATAAGGGAATGCACTACTCTTTCCATGATGATCCTTATGGGTTGGTGGTGATCAGGCGCGCAAGGCGGTGAGGCAGGTGTCGTACTTTGCGTTTTCGGTGGCGCGCTCGGCATCGGTGCGGGTCTGCTGGCTGGCCAGATCCATGACCACATTCAAGGCGTCCTCGTCCTGCGCGGCGCCCATCCTGGCCAGCACTTCGGCATGCGTGATTCCCGGCGCGGCATCGGCGGGCTTTGCTGCGGCCGGCGCCAGGCCGCGGATTGCAGCCTCCTGCTCCGGGCTCAGTGGCGTCTTGGCATTGGCCGAGTTCACCTTGGCGATCACATCGTCAGGCTTTTGGCCCTTGGCAATGACCTTCTTCCACACCGCCATGTTGGCCTCGAAGTCGGCTTGCGGGTAGAAGGTCGGTGCGGCGGCCTGCTGCGGGGCGCCATCATCACCGGCGGGGGCCTCCATGCCTTCCCTGCGGGACAGGTGTTCGCGCAGCTTCTCGTCCATGTCCTCCAGATCCTGGGTGAAGCAGTCGCTGGCCGCCGTCACGTTCAGGACCATGGCCAGCATCGCGCGCTTGTTGGCCATCTTCAGGATCGTGTTCGCAAGGTCGGCCGGCTCGGTGCGGACCTGCATCACCGTGAACTCCTTCTTGCGCTGCTTGTCGTACCCTTTGTACTGGCGACGCAGAGATTCTGGAGTTGCATCAAACTCGGACTGGTAGGCCTTGCGCCACTTGTATTTGGCCTCCCCACTGGAGGCCTCGCCCATGCCGGAGCCCAGGGTCAGGCCTGACATCTGGTGCGTGCCGGTGCACACCGACCGATAGCGCACAACGTCGGCCGTCGACATATCGGTGACCTCGTAGGACTGCGCGATGCGAAACACCATGCACAGGACTTCGGCGCCGTTCTTGTACAGCGTCGGCTTGTCGGTGCCGGGGATCTTTCCGTAGTGCACATCGGGTTTCATCACTGTGTGCATGACCTCCTGCACCAGGGCGATGTGCTGGATGATCTCGGCCAGGGCCATGCGGCCCGAGGCTTGGGTGGCGGCCAGCGCGCCGGCTGGGCGCATTTCAACGATTGCGTTCATTTGCTTCCTTGGTTGAGAGTTGGGAGGGGACTGGTGATGGCCGGCACGCGCGGCCGGCGGGAAACTTCATGGTTCGCGGCATCAAGTGCGGCGAAGTCGCTGGACCGGACCTCGACGGGCAGAGCCGCCCGGATCGAGTCGATGGCGGCTACCGGGTCGGCGTCGAAGTCTTCGACCGGCTCGCGGTGCAGAGACACCCAGATGTAGCGAAGCAGGACGCAGAACAGGGCGATGGCAAGAGTCCACTCAAACATGGCGTTACTCCTTGAAAAGCACAGTGGTTGATGGGAGGCCACGGCGTGCCTTGCACTCGATCACGCCGTTGGAAATCTCGCGCCAGGCCGACTGCGGGCCACACAGGCGCTGGGCTGCGCGCTCGAACCGCTTGCGGGCCTGGGCCGCGCGCTGGGCGTCCTCGATGTCCTTCGCCTGCTGGACTTCGGCGCCGTGGTCGTCAATGCTCACGCCATCGAGGTAGGGGCCCAGGATGGCCAGGGCGCCGACCATCGCGGTGGCCAGGAGGATCGAGCGGCCGATCACGTCGAGAACCCCGTCGGAGCCACGGCACTGACTTCGGCCTTCGGAATCAGGTACGGGATGCCCTCCATGTCGGCGATGGCGATCGCCTCGACGCGCGCCTCGTCCTCGGTGCGGTAGCGGTCGATCCCGGTGTCCCAGGGCTCCCAGAAGCCACCCATCTCCTTGTTCCACCAGTAGGTGACGGCGAAGTGCCCGGACATACCCTCGGTCACGCTGACAAATTTGCCGCGATAGGTACGCAGGTCGTCGCTCGTGACCGTCGGGCCCGGCTTGGTCGCGGCGCTCACGACACCACCTCGCTTGCCACCTTCTTGAGCCAGTCGGCCCACGTGGCGGCATCGGTGTTTTGGCGAATACACACCAGGGCCTCGATCATGTGGGTGTCGGCCATATCGAGCTCAATGCCGACGCGCCGACCGGGCCTGCCGTCTTTGGCCTGCACAGCCTCCGATTCGATGCCCAGAACGGCGCGGGCAGGGATGTAGACGCTGGTCATGCCAGCACTCCAGCAGGCACATCCGTGTCGACGCTCTCGGGCTCGAAGTCATCGCGCAGGGGGCGCAGGCAGGCATCGTCGACAGCTTCGGAGCGGGTGCCATCGCGGCCAATCAACTCCCCCTCGTAGAGCCAGAAATTGATCTTGAAAAGATGCGAGAACAGGTTCTCGGGTTGCCGCGCAACCACTCGCACCACCCGCCCATGATTGATGTCAGGTTGGCCACGCACGACGATGGCCATGTCGCCCGGCTTGCAGTTAAGCATTACGACACCTCCCGCAGAAGATGGCGCAACATTGCTTCGTTGCGGGCTGTGCGGTCGGCCTCGCGCTCGAAGTCTGTGGCCTTGTTGCGGTTGTAATTCAGGTCGGCTGCCACGCGGGCGGCTTCGGCCTCATCGTCGGCGCTGGTCTCGCGAACGGGTTGGTCCACTGCTTGCTCCTTTTCACCGCGGGATGCGGCGTTAGGAGTAATTGTCACGTTTGTGATTAAGTATGTCAACACGTTCCTGAATTCACCCACTGAATCGACGCCTTCAGCGCCATCGCAATGGCAACCAACTCGCGCGGCTTGTCACGAATACCAGCTTCCAGATTCCCAATCGTTGACGTGCTGACTCCCGCCTTTTTGGCCAATTCCCGTTGGGTCAGTTCGCGGTTGACGCGCGCCCACTTTATTCGTTCGCCGATGGTTTTCACAAAAGTGATTAGACCAACCCCTTGCATCACGTTGGTGTGTGTCGCATAATCACGTTCGTGACAAATAAGGAGTCCCATGGACGAACAACCTGAACCATCAACCGGGCCCATGGCTGCGCTTGACGAGGCCATCGAAAAGGCCGGCGGTGTGGGGGCTTTAGCGGCTCGCATCGTGGTGGCGCCCAGCGCGCCGAGCATGTGGAAGAAGCGCGGTAGCGTGCCGGCAGAGCATTGCCCGGCAATCGAGCGCGAGACCGGCGTGGCGTGCGAGCGCCTGCGCCCTGGCGTTGCTTGGGATGTTCTGCGCATGCAAACCGCGGCCGAACTGATCACCGCCGACGGCGCTCCTGCCATCCCCCTGGTCGACGAAGCCAAGGCGGAATAAGCCATGGCAACAACCCTCGCCCGCAACGGGCCGGTGGTGGAAATCACCTTCGAACTTCCCGCCAACCAAGTTGCCGTGCTCGATGGCTACTGCCAGGCGCACAACCTGCCACGAACGGCGGTGTTCAAGGAGTTGCTGGCGAAGTGGTCGAGTGAAAAGCATCGTGAGGCAATCATGATTTGCCGCACTGCGGGAAACAACCCGGACGCACCCGGCTCCACTCGGGACTGATGACATGTCCAGTGTTTTTTTCGCCCACCACCCTCACGCAGCACAGGCCCCTGGTGGCTCTACTGTGCGCCGCGAATCACGCCCCTGTCTGTGCGGCTGTACACAGGGTGCGCTGGGAGACATAGCATGAACTACACCCCGCAGCCCGGCACGCTGGCCCATCGCATCGTCGAGCATCTGCGCGCGCAACCGCCTGGCACGACCATGACCAGCGTGCAGCTGGCCGAGGCACTGGATGTGGACGACTCGACCTACATCATTGCCTCATTGGTCGCCGCGGTGAAGCACGGTGTTGTGCACAAGGACTGGCAGGCCGACAACAAGCGCCTGCTGCTGTGGTCGCTGGGTGACGGCACACCGCAGCCCAGGCCCGAGGACGACGAGCCTGACGAGCCGCTGAACCCGCCACCCGAGATCCCCAAGGTCGCAAGTCTGTGGCCCGGCCTTGCGACACCGCCTGCAGACACCCGGTCGCGGCTGACCATTGCCAACGAACACGCATGGGCCAGCGGCAAGCAGCCGCACCGGCGCGGCAAGACACCCGACGTAGGCGCCAAGCCAGGCAAGCCACCCACCCCCACACAAGGAGCAACCCCCGTGAAACCACGCAAGGCAACCGGCCCGGCTGAATACGCCGACATCGACTCGATGCAGATCACCGATGACCCGATCACCCCCAGGACGGCGTCCAGTGGTGACAAGTACGGCCCGCTGTTCGCCAAGATGAAGCTGGGTCAGTCGATCAAGTGCAAGAGCGAGGACGCGCCGAAGGTGGGCAATGCCCTGCGCAAATGGCGCGATGCGAACTGCCCGGATGCCGATGTGCGCGCGGTGCGGCACTACCCCGGTGACAACATGGGCCGCGTGTGGCTGCTCGAGCCGGTGAAGAAGGCAGCATGAAAACCGACGAAACCGCGGCCACCTGGGCGGCGACCGGCCCGAGCACATTTCGCAAGCCTGCAAAGCTCAACAAGTCGCAGGCTGCCGAACTGGCAAGCGCCAACCGGCTGATCAAGAAGTCTGGCAAAGCGATCCACATTGGCAACAGTCCGATCGACAAGTCCAAGCGCCAGATCGTCATCCGCACACAGGTTGATGCGGACAAGACGGGGCGGATTCAGGGGACGGGGGTGCGGGCATGAACTACACCGACTTCCTGCGGGCGAAGGCCACGACCACCATCCCGGTCGGTTTTGAGCCAAGAGACATCGGCGGCGATTTGTTCGACTTCCAACGCGCCATTGTGGAATGGGCATGCAAGCGCGGACGCGCTGCGATTTTCGCTGACACGGGCCTGGGCAAGACGGCCATGCAAACCGAGTGGGCGCGCCAAGTCCACGAGCACACGGGCGGCGATGTACTGATTGCCGCGCCGCTGTGTGTGGCGCAGCAGACCGTCGAGGAAGCGGCGAAGTTCGGCATTGATGTTCGGTATTGCCGCGACCAGAAAGACGCGAAGTCGGGCATCACGATTACGAATTACGAAATGTTGGATCGCTTCAACCCTGCCGACTTTGCTGGCGTGGTGCTGGACGAATCGAGCATCTTGAAGGCGCACGACAGCAAGACACGGGCGCGCATTACAGCGATGTTCCAGGACACGCCATACCGGCTGTCCTGCACCGCGACACCGAGCCCGAATGACCACATGGAGCTTGGCAATCAGGCCGAATTCCTGGGGGTGATGACGGCAACGGAAATGCTTGCCATGTTCTTCATCCACGACGGCGGCGACACCAGCCAGTGGAGATTGAAGGGACACGGCAAGACGCGGTTTTGGGAGTGGATGAGCACGTGGGCAGTTTGCATCCGCAACCCTGCCGATCTTGGCTTTGATGGGTCGCGCTACATCCTGCCGGGACTGCGGATGCATGAACACATCATTGAGTCACCCGAGGCATTGCCGGGCCAGTTGTTCAGCGGCATCGCGCAGACGCTGACCGAGCGACGGGACGCCAAGCGCGGGAGTCTGCAGGAGCGCGTGAAGGTTGCCGCCGATCTGGTCAACAGCCACAACCGGCCCGCCATCGTCTGGTGCCATCTGAACGATGAAAGCAAAGCGCTGGCCGATGCGATTCCTGATGCGGTTGAGGTTACCGGCTCCATGACGCTGGATCAGAAAGAGGCTGCAATCATGGCCTTCACGCACGGAGTCAAGCGCGTCATCGTCACCAAGCCATCGATCGCCGGGTTTGGGATGAATTGGCAGCACTGCGCCGATGTGGTGTTTGCTGGCCTGGACGACAGCTACGAGAGCTTTTATCAGGCTGTTCGGCGCTGCTACCGCTTCGGTCAATCCAAGGCGGTCAACGTGCATCTTGTGTCTGCCGAATCCGAGGGCGCCGTCATGGCCAACCTCGAACGCAAGCAAAAGCAGGCCGACACGATGGCCGATTCGATGGTGTCTCACATGCGCGAACTGACGCGCCAATCAATCAAAGGGGCTACGGTGGAAAAGAGTGATTACAAGCGCGATGTGGCGACTGGCAACGGATGGACGTTGCACCTGGGCGACTGCGTTGAAGTGGCCCGCGAACTGCCGGACAACAGCATCGACTACAGCGTGTTTTCGCCTCCCTTCGCATCGCTCTACACCTACAGCAACAGTGACCGCGACATGGGGAACTGCAGGACCACGAGCGAGTTCTATGAACACTTCCGCTTTTTGGTGCGCGAGTTGTACCGCGTCATCAAGCCAGGGCGTCTGCTGTCGTTCCACGCGATGGACCTGCAGACATCGAAGTTCCGTGACGGTGTGATTGGCCTGCACGATTTCACTGGCGAACTGACCCGCATGTTCACCGAGGAAGGGTGGATTTATCACAGCAAGGTGACGATCTGGAAAGACCCGGTAACGGCCATGCAGCGCACGAAGGCCCTGGGCTTGTTGCACAAGACCATCCGCAAGGATTCGAGCATGTCGCGCCAGGGCATTGCCGACTATCTGGTGACGGTGCGAAAGCCGGGCGACAACGCCGAACCGATCAGCCATACGCACGACACGTTCCCGGTCCAGAAGTGGCAGCGGTACGCCAGCCCGGTCTGGATGGACATCAATCCGTCCCGCACCCTGCAATTCAAAACCGCCCGCGAATCGGACGACGAGCGCCATATCTGCCCGCTGCAGCTCGATGTGATCGAACGCGCCATGGAGTTGTGGAGTAACCCCGGCGATTTGGTCTTTTCTCCATTCGCCGGAATTGGTTCCGAGGGCTACGTTTCCATTGAAATGGGGCGGCGCTTTGTTGGCTCGGAATTAAAGCGCAGCTATTGGGAACTTGCAAGACGCAATTTGACGGAGGCGCGCGAGACGCAGGAATCCGGTTTGTTCTGCGCTGAAGAATTGGAGTCGGCATGACATCCCCATGGACCGCCACAGGCCCGGCGTCGATCACGTTTTCCGGTCGCACGGTGCGCATTGGACGCCCACCAGGATCGAACCACTTCACCGAGCACGAAGCAAAGCAGCGCCACCGCGCCGCTGCGCGCAAGTGGTGGAACGAGGTGGGCAAGGCCAAGCGGGCGCAGCGGCGGCAGGAGGCCCAATGTCTGTGATCCACGTTGTCAGCGTCAGCAGTGGCAAGGACTCGGCTGCCACGGCCATCCTGGCGCTGGAGACGATCCCGCGCGAACAGTTGCGGTTCATCAGCTGCGACACCGGCAACGAGCACGAAAACTACCTGCCGTATCTGGCCTACATGGAGCGGCACCTGGGCATCAAGATCGACGTCCTGCGGACCAACTTCGACCGTGAGCTTGCCGGCAAGGCCGAGTACGTGCGCAACGTCTACCCGACCAAATTGATCAAGGAGGGGTTCAGCGCAGCGGAGACGGCCGAGATCATCGAACGGTGCCTGCGGGCGCTGGTTCCCACCGGAAACTCTTTCTTGGACCTGTGCGTGTGGAAGGGTCGGTTTCCGAGCCGGCGCGCGCAGTTCTGCACCGAGTTCCTCAAGACCAAGCCAGCCGTCGAGTACCAGATGGCACTGATCGACGACGGCCTGTGCGAGGCGGTCTGGTCCTGGCAGGGCATTCGGATCGACGAATCCGATGCCCGACGCAAGCGCCTGCAGGGAACCGGAGCCTGTGTGGTGTCGTTTCAGGAGCAGGGCGGCGGCCTCTACAACTACCGGCCCATCCTGCGCTGGAAAGCCTCTGACTGCTTTGAGGCGCACCGGCTGGCCGGCCTCGAACCCAATGACCTCTACCGCCAGGGCATGCCTCGCGTGGGCTGCATGCCGTGCATCAACGCCGGCAAGGACGAGGTGCTGGAGATCAGCAAGCGGTTCCCGCACCACATCGACCGCATCGAAATGTGGGAGGCCACGGTCGCCATGTCCTCCAAGCGCATGGACGCATCGTTTTTCCCGGACCCACACCGGGACGCCCACCTGGACAAGCGCGGCATCCGCAAGGTGGTGGAGTGGTCCAAGACCCAGCGCGGCGGAAAGATGGTCGACTGGATCCGGCTGGAGCCGGCGAAGGCCTGCGAGAGCGCCTACGGACTGTGCGAGTAGGGAGCTGCCATGAACTACTACGAAAAGCACGTCGGCGATTGGATCAAGGACACGGTCTCATTGGACATGACCGAAGACGGCGCCTACAACCGTCTGGTCGACCAGTGCTACCAGTCAGAGAAGCCGCTGCCACCTGACATCAAGGAGGTCTACAGGCTGGCCAGGGCCAACAAGCCTGCCGAGCGCAAGGCAGTGGATTACGTGCTGGCAAAGTTCTTCGACAAGGCCTCTGATGGGTACACCCAGAAGCGCGTGCAGGCCGAAATCGCACGTTATTCGGACAAGCAGGCGAAGGCCCGCGCATCTGCCGACGCACGCTGGAACAAGACCAAGTCGCATAGCGAAGGCAATGCGAACGCATCGACCGAGCATCCACCAGACGCACATGCGGACAGCATGCGAACGCATAGCGAAGGCAATGCTCTCCAGACACCAGACACCAATACCTCTCCTTCACTACGTTCAGGAGAGGGCGCGACAAAGCGCGCCACCCGCCAGAAGCGTGCCGAAGTCCCGTTGATCACCTACCTGGCGCTTTGCAAGGCTGAAGGCAAGAAGCCGATCCCCGACGACCACCCCATCCGCGCCTACTGCGCTGACGCCGGGATTACCGGTGAGATGGTGCAGGTTTCGTGGTTGGTTTTTCGGGACAAGTACCTGACCGGCGAGCATGCGCGCAAGGGCTACAAGGACTGGCCAGGGCACTTCGCCAACAACATCAAGAACCGCTGGCAAAACCTGTGGTTCGTCAACGCAGAGGGTGCTGCCGAGTGGACCGCCACCGGGCTGCAGGCCAAGCGCGTGATCGAAACCCGCAGCAAACCGAAAGAACCCGTCCATGAACCCGCGTGACCTTCCCGTCGACGTACTTCCGTGGTCATCCGAAGCCGAAAGTGGTGTGCTGGGCGGCCTGTTGCTGTCCAACGACGCATGGGACCAGGTGGCCGACATCCTCACGGAAAGCCACTTTTTCTCGCACGCAAACCGCCTGATTTTCTCGGCCATCGGCGCATTGGTCACGGCAAACAAGCCCGCCGACGTGATCACCGTCTACGAGCGGCTGGAGGCGGATGGCAAGGTCGAGGAGTGCGGCGGCCTGACGAACCTGCACGCATTGGCGCAGTACGTTCCCAGTGCATCGCACATGCGCCGGTATGCAGAAATCATCGCGGAGCGGGCGCTGATGCGCGGATTGCTGGCGGCGGCTGACGAAGTGCGAAGCATCGCCGTGGAAGCTGGGCTGTCAATCCCACAGCGCCTGGACCGAGCGCAAGGGTTGCTGCAGGAACTGCAAACCAGCCGCACCCGTTCGACCAGTCCGACCGCGATTGACGCAGGCATCGTGCAGTTGCTGGACCGCATCCAAAGCCTTGCCGACGGGACGCAGCCGCTTGGAATCCCAACGATGTTCAAGGGCCTTGACCGCATGATCGGCGGCGGCCTGAAGGGGGGCAAGCAGATCATCCTGGCTGCGCGGCCATCCATCGGAAAGTCTTCGCTGGCCGAGCAGATATGCCTGAACCTGGCGATGAACGGGCACCCAGCGGCGTTTTTTTCCATGGAGATGTCCAAGGACGAGCTCACCGACCGGGCTGTGGCAAACATCGGCTCGATCAACCTGGACAACCTGATCAACGGGCAACTGACCGACGACGAGTGGCCTGCGCTGACCCAGGCGGCCGACAAGATGCGGGGGATCCCCTTGTTCCTGGACGACCAGCCGGCGCTCATGCTGCACGACATCGCAGCCAAGGCGCGCGCACTCAAGCGCACCCATGGAATCAAGCTGATCGTGATCGACTACCTGCAGTTGTGCGCTGGCTCCAAGGACAAGGACAACCGTCATCACCAGATCGAGGAACTGAGCCGCGGCACCAAGGCGCTGGCCAAGCAGTTGGACATCACGGTGATCCTGTTGAGCCAGTTGAACCGGGAAGTTGAAAAGCGAAGCGGCGGGCGGCCGGTACTCAGCGACCTGAAGGAATCAGGCGCCATCGAAGAAGACGCGGACGTTGTGATGCTTCTGTCGCGTATGGCAACCATGAGCAGCGGGTTTCAAACCCTGTACTGCGACGTCCCGAAGAACCGGCAAGGCCGCACAGGAGCCATTGCACTTGGCTTTGATGGCTCCAAACAGCGGTGGCGCGAGACCGTCATGCCCGAGGCCCCATTGAAGCCCGTATCCAGGCACTACACGGAGGAAGTGTGATGTTCATTCAGAACAAGTGGAACGAGATCCGCGCCTTCTACCGCGATTTCACGCCACTGATCATGGCGGCGCCAAAGAACGAGTGGGCAGCGGACGCCTACGAGTGGGCCGGCGGAAACATGATCTTCATGACGCCCATCGAAGCGTGGTTATGGCATGACATCAGGGCATGCGATGCGGTGCTGTACCCACAGTACCCGGTGCTGGATTTCTTCGTCGACTTCGCCAACCCCAAGGCGAAGGTGGCCATCGAGTGCGACGGCGCGGCCTACCACATCGACAAAGCCAAGGATGAAGCGCGCGACCGGCGCCTGTTAGGCATCGGGTGGACGGTGTATCGGATCAGTGGCGCGCACTGCCGACTGGAGCAGGACTACGAGTCGACAGAGTCGAGCATCCCGCGTCGGTTCATGCAGGACATATGCAGTCTCCACGGCATCAGCCGGTTTGGCCGAACAACTGAATCGGATGACTGGCTCGGAAGCGACGACATGATCGGTCGCCTTGTGAGCGCAGCCGAGGTTCTTCGTTCGATGCAGGCCAAGACTGTGCGGAAGGCGAACCCGCTATGAGGTTCTTCACCGGTCTGCATCAGCCCAGCGATGCGCAGCACTTCGATGCTGCGTTTGTGAGCGTCAACCGCCTGCGTGACCGCAAGGGCCCGTTCGCCGTCGGCGACTGGATCATGGACAGTGGCGCCTTCACGGAGATCTCCACTCACGGACGGTATCGCCACAACGTTGCCGAATACGCGGCGCAGATTCGGCGCTGGTCCACAAACGGCAACCTCCTGGCAGCTGTAGCGCAGGACTTCATGTGTGAGCCGTTCATCCTGGCCAAGACCGGGCTCACCGTCCAGCAGCACCAGGCCAACACCATCGAGCGGTACGACGCCCTGGTCGCAGAGAGCACGGGCGTCTACATCATGCCGGTCCTGCAGGGTTTCGAGCCCGAGCAGTATGTGCGCCACATGGTCAACTATGGCCCGCGCCTGGCGCGCGGCATGTGGGTGGGTGTCGGCTCGGTGTGCAAGCGCAATGGCGACCCGCGCGCCGTGGCGTCTGTCCTGCATGCCATCAAACTGGCCCGGCCGGACCTTCGCCTGCACGGTTTCGGCCTCAAGACGACCGCGCTGGCCGATCCGCTGGTGCGGTCGCTGCTGGAGACCGCCGACAGCATGGCATGGAGCTTCGCCGCGCGCCGCGAGGGCCGCAACCCAAACAACTGGCGCGAGGCGGTGGCGTGGACCAAGCGGATCACCAGTCGGCCAGTACAGCACCTGCTGGACCTGTTTGCAGGAGCGCCGGCATGACCACCCCCAACTTCTACGCCGACCACCTCGAGCGCATGGTGCAAGGCTACGCCGAACTCGCGCAGATCGACGTCGCAAAGCAATACGTGTGGGAAACCATCAACGCCATGGCAGGCATCGACCCACCGCTGTGGGGGCAACTGCCAGACATGGTTGTCGCGCGCGCCAAGGAGGTGAAGCATGCTCGTATCAGCCGCTGACCGCGCCGAGATCCTGCGCCACGTGCGCGAAGCCGAGGCCTCCGGCCGCGCCGGGCACCCCCTGGTGCGTCTGTTGCGCCGCATCGCCTTGCCCGAGGACGCCATAACGGTCACGCTGCCGCCGGCGGTGTCGGCAAACCGGTACTGGTCGAGCCGCATCGTGACGCCCAAGGGGGGCAAGCCATTTGTGTCCACCTACGTCTCCAGCGAGGCGAAGGCCTACAAGGAGAGCGTGGCGTGGCTGATGAAGGCCGCTGGCGTGCACAAGCCCTTCCCCGGCCGCGTGGCCGCCCACATCGCCGTCTACCCGCACCGCCCGCTGGACTACCGCAAGCGCATGCGGGATGACCCGCTGTACTGGGCCGACACCGTGCAGCGCCTCGATTTGGGAAACAACAGGAAGACCATCGAGGACGCCCTGAACGGCATCGCCTACACCGATGACAAGTGCATCTGGATGGATGGCGGTGAGGTGATGGAGCCCGATGGCCGGGAGGCCTGCGTGGTGCTGACCCTCTGGCCCCTGGTGCTGACGAGCCCCCAGGCCACCCTGATGCAGCCCGACAAGCCCAAAGCCATCCAGGCGCCACCACCACCCCGCCAGTCCGCGCTGGAGCCGATCTATGCCGATGACGGCTCAACCCTTCCGTTCTGACCATGAAACCCGACCTGTTCATTTCGCCGATCGAAGTCCAGTGCGCCGCTGCCATGGAGCGCATCGCGCACTACCTGAACCGTGCCGCCGGCCAGCACACCCACCACATCCGGGTGGGGTTTGCAGTGCTGCGGGTGCAGATGGGAGTTGTGTGACCGTGGCCGTGCTGTTCGCCCGTGCAGACAGCGTTTACAAGACGCTGCCGGGTGTCGACGTGTGGGACGAGTCCCGCGACGCCCGGTGGTGGCCCGGTGGTGGCCCGGTGGTGGCCCATCCACCTTGCCGACTGTGGGCAAAGCTGCGCCAGTTCGCCAAAGCGAAGGATCCGGTGATGGAGCGGCAATTGGCCATCGACGCGGTTCGCCGGGTGCAGCGGTACGGCGGCGTGCTCGAACACCCTGCCGAAAGTACGCTGTGGGCGCACATGGGCCTGCCGACAGCCGGCCGGGCGCCTGACCAGTACGGCGGATGGACTGCAGAGATACGGCAATGCGACTGGGGCCACAAGGCCGAGAAGTTGACATGGCTGTACGTGGTCGGGTGCCACCCTGACGATCTGCCACCGTTACCGGCGCCCGCCGAGCCGACCGGTTTGATCAAGCCGCAGCGCGGAATCCCGAGGGACGGACGAAAGATCGTCACCAAAGCAGAGCGCGAACATACACCGCCCGCGCTGGCCCGGTGGCTTGTCGACCTTGCATCGCGCTGCCGCGTCGAGGCTCCAGCATGACAAAACCATCGGCGATTCTTTTGGCATGTCAGGTCGACATGACCCGCATACCAGACGAGGACCGGGACGCTGCCCGCCGGTTCTGCACGCAGTACCTGCGCGGCATGAGCGATGAGATGCACAAGCGGTTCATGCGGGCGGCCAAGAGGCTGATGAACGCCACGGCCGGCGAGGGGTTCATGTTCTACGTGAGCGAGGACAGGAGCCTTGCATTCCACAACCGTTGGTTTGCCATCGAGGAGCGGATCTACGCCCACCAGGACTTTTTCACCAGCAAGAAGGCCTTTCGGCTCTGGTTAAAGACGGGCGCGTGCTTCGGCAAGTTCGAGATGGGCAAGGACCGGTTTGGCGCCGACCGCATGGTGTTCGTGCCCGCCAGCGTGGAGTACGAGCAGTGCTCGGATGATGAGTTCAGAACCTTCGTGGACGACGCGACTGAATTTCTCCGATCAGATCGGGCCCAGCGGCGCTTGTGGCGCCACCTCCCGCCGTACCGCCGAGCGGAGATGGTGGAGAGCCTGATGGCCGACCCGCGGGAGCAACCCCAATGACCACCAACCACCAAGGAGAGACCATGAAGAAACGCAGGTACAGCGGGCACGACAAGCACTTCGGCCCCTTCACCCTGAGCAAGCACAACGACCAGGGCTGGCGCCCGTTCGGGATCATGCTGGACTCGGACGGCAACGACGACTACGGCGACAGCAAGGGCTGCAACCTGAAACTGCACGGGTTCGGCCACACGCTGATCCTCGAGTTGCCGCAAATCATCCAGCCGTACCGCGAGAAGCACATGGCCATGAGTTGGGATGCAGCCACCGTGGCCCGGCTCGGGCGCGACTACTACTTCGAGGTCTTCCCGCGCGAGTTCGGATTCACCATGTCCGACAAGACCCTGCACGTTCACTACGGGCCGCAGACCCACGACAGCACGACCACCAAGAACAAGGTGTTCTTCCTGCCGTGGCTGAACTGGCGGTTCGTGCGCCAAAGCTGGTACGGGCCAACCGGGCAGCACATTGAGACGCTGTGGGAGACCTCGAGCAGGGAGGTCAAGCTGGCGCAATGGGACTGGCGCTACGAGTTTGAGAAGACCCTGGCCAAGAACCGGTTTGAGATCGAGGACTACGACGGGCAGCGCATCTTGGTCGACACGAACATCGAAGAGCGCGAATGGCGGTTCGGCACAGGCGCGTTTGCATGGCTGTCCCTGTTCCGCAGGCCCATGATCAAACGCAGCCTGAATATCGCCTTCGCCGTGGAAGTCGGACCTCAGAAGGGCTCATGGAAGGGTGGCCTGATGGGTACCGGCATCGACATGCTGCCCGGCGAACTGCACGAAGCGGCATTCCGGCGCTACTGCGAACAGGAACACCGCGACAAGGGCGGCCGGTACCGGATCAAGTTCATTGGCCCAGCAGAACGCGAGCACACGACCGACGCTGACTGCTGGTGCATGCCGAAGGTCGACTACACCGACCCCGTGACAGGCGTTTCTGTCTTCGTGCACAACAGGCCGAACTGACCATGCGACGCACCGGCTTCGCCCGCAAGGTCTACGAACCCACCAACTGCCAAGCCGCGCGGCAGGTTATGCGCGGCAGAGAGAAGGAACGACATGCGAACCATTGACGAACACAAGATCAACCCCGGCAACGACACGTTGACCATTACCGTGTTGGATGAGCCCGGCCACGGCGGCGCAAACCACGCCTACGACATTGAGGGCGGCGCGGCAGTGCCAACGCATTTGCGCTTCCAGAATGGCCCCATCAGCGCGGACGGGAACGGGGTCAACGGCATCACGCACGAGGCGCTGCTTGCCGTGCTTGCCGACCGCCTGCGCGGCTTCCAGAAGGGTCCGTATGCCTGCAAGGCGAACGCTTGCGCACTGACGCACATCGAGGAGGCGCAGCACTGGCTGCAGCAGCGCACGATTGAGCGCATGCGCCGGGGTGTTGAAGGTACTCACACGGTCTGACCATGATCCGACGCACCGGCTTCGCCCGCAAGGTCTACGAACCCACTCCACCGGCCCCACTGCGCCCGGTAGAGCGCCGGGCTACGTATGCCGGCCAGGTGTCGCTGGTGCTGGTGCCCAAGGAGAACGCCATCCAGCACACCGGGTACATGGATCTGGTGCGCGCCATGGCCTGCATGCACTGCGGCCACCCGCCGCGCTCGGACTTCGCCCACGCGGACCAGGGCAAGGGCCAGGGCATCAAGACCGACTGCCGGCGCGGATTCCCCCTGTGCCGGGCCTGCCATCACCTGATCGGCAGCACCGGGACGCTGGGCCGGGACGAGCGCCGCCGGTTGGAGGATGAATACGGGGCCAGGACGCGGGCGCGGATCGAGGCCGATGGGACATGGCCGGCACGGTTGCCGAGGTGGGAGGGCGCATGAAAAAGTACCGATTGACGCTTCAGAAAACTTGGGTCGCCAGAAGTTCTGGCGGGAGGAATGGCTATGGCGCCACGCCCGCAATCGCTCACGCCAATGCGTTGATGAGGAACTCAGAAAAGGTTGTTCAGCAAAGGCGCGTTGCCGACCTCGCCGCTAAAGTGGAAACGCTTCGCAGGAATATGCGCGCCTTTGAGGCTTCGGTGGCCGCAAGGTTTCAAACCGAACTTGATGGCTGGAGGCATCAATGCGGCATCAGTGACCGCAATGCCAGGGAAAGCAATGCGCGACTGTTTGACGTACGGGACAAGATGATCGCCGCGCGCGAAAAGATCCAGAAAGAAGCCCGAGGCCTCTCTAGAACCGCTAAGACCGCCATTCAAGCAGCAGAAAGCGAAACCGACGCCGCAGCCGTGTTGGAACGATGGCGATATTGGCTGAATGTGTACGTCGGGGCCGACCCATTTCCAACTATCACAGAGTTGTTGCGCCAAATGCCGGAGAGCCGCGATGGCGCTTGATAGCTGGCTCTATGGAAACCCCGAAGACGTGGCTGCCCGCCGCGAAGCCCACGAGCAGCGCCAGGCCGCCGCCTGCGGAGCCTGCACCCACCACCTGGACCTGACCGTCAACGGAAAGACCATGCATGCCTGCGACGCCGGCCGGCGGTATGGAAAGAGGTGCGAGATGTTCAAAACCAAACCGAAGGGCACCCCATGAGCCGCCGCCTCGCCATCCTCGACAGATACGCTGATCTTGTGAAACTCATCGAAATGTGGGTGATCCACGAGGTCCAGGCCACCGCCGGCAGCCTGGGCTACCCCAAGAAGTCCGCAGGGTTTGGAGAAGGCCAGGCGCGCCAGGCCGGGTATGTGGACCCCACGGGGTACAGCGCATGGGACCACCGGGCGGTGGCCAGGGCGATCGACGGCCTGGCGGTGGCCGACCGGGATCTGTACGCAGCTGTGCAGTGCTACTACATGCCCTGGACGGCGCCAAAACTGCTGGACGCTGGCTTTCCCTTTCCCCCAGTCCGGGCCCAGACTTACTACGACCGCCTGGAGCGGGCCCATGCATGGCTGCAGAGTGAGTGGCGGGTGCAGTTGAACCAACTGAGTGCAGCAGTATGATTGACGACTGGAAGCCAATTGCCGGCGCCCCGAAGGACCGCAGCATCCTCCTGTTCGCGTCCTATGGCCTGATCTACTGCGGGCGCAAGCGGTACGGCCACCTCGGGGAGCCAAGCCAAGACCAGCATGAATGGCGCTGCGATTCATCCGGCAGGTTTGCCAACCAAACCCACTGGATGCCACTTCCTCCACCGCCCCAAGGAGTAACCCCATGACACCCGAATCTCTGAAAGTTGCCGCCCACAGATTGGGGCTGACCATGATCGTCGTATCGCGCAGGGACGCGGAAAAGCACGATGGGTGGCTCCGGGAGCTTTTCGGATGCGCGCCATGGGAATCCATCGAAACGGGGCAATGCAATGGCGCCAGGATCGTGGTGGCAGATGTCCACCAGTCCTTTGCGCTGACCTACGACATGACAATGCACATACTATGACGCCAGTAGAACGACAGGCCTTCGAAGCGCACTACAAGCACCTCGACCTGACAACCGAGAAAGACGCCTGGGGCCGCGATCGGTACAAACACCAGTGTGTGGATGCGATATGGACGGGCTGGCAGGTTGGGACACTGGCAGAACGGGCAAGGGCCGCGGCGGTGTGCACAGATGAAGTGCGGATCAGGAAAGAGGCTGCGCTCCAGCACCCCGAGAACAGCGCAGCGCGAGACCGCTGCATGGCAGCAGCCCGGGCCGCCGCCAATTGCGCCATGGGCGTCAGTTCGGGCGAAATCGTGGAAGTGTTGCAAAAAACCCAACCCGTGATATAGTGCCTCCCGTATGTTATGGGTGGATTCGTGCCACCAAGCCATCAAAGCCAGCCTCGAGTGCTGGCTTTTTTCGTTGCAGCAGGGCGGCATGCCCTGGGCTGATAGCGCAACACAGAGAACGCGCCAGCACTGGCCACCATAGGCGGATCGGCTCCCTCGCCAGCGGGAACACGGGCCACCGCCGAATACAAGACCACTATCGCCTCAGATTGAAACGGCAACTCTGGAGCCGCTTACATCGGGCATGAATGCGGGTGCAATACCGCCGGAAAGTAGGGCTACAACCCGAAAGCGTAACCGGCACCTTTTTGTCCATGTAGCTCAGTTGGTAGAGCGGCGGGCCCTGTCTGCCAGGTCGTCGGTTCAAGTCCGGCCATGGACTCCAATACCCCGACCCTGCGCCCGCAGTTGCCATTCAGGCCGCCAGGCCGCGGCGAACCGGTGCATTCGGGTGACGCCAGAGCCGGCCATGTGGCCATTCAATAACGCCGGCAGCACGCCACGGGACGGATCGCAGTCGCCGGGATGCTCCCCCGATTTCTGCGGCACGGGGGCGCGCACAACGAAAGATACCCATGGAAATGATGCAACCACCCCAGGCCAACCCCGGCGACCAGATGATGGAGAAGCCCCAGGCCGAGAGCTTCACGGTCTGCATCGAGTGCTACCCCGACGGCACATTCCAAGTCGGCATGGAGAGCCCTGAACCCCAGGGTGAGGCCATGGAAGGCGCCGAAGGCGGCCCTGAGCCCGGCATGAAGCCCGCCCGCGACGTCAAGGAAGCCCTGACCATCGCCCTGCAGATCATCAAGTCCGGCGGCAAGCAGGAGCAGGCCATGGGCGACTTCAAGGCCGGATACGACCAGATGGAGACGCGCTGATGTCCAAGGTCACCCTGACGTTTGAGGACGTCGACGGCCAGGTCGGCATGCTGGTGGACCTGGGAGAGCCCTTCAACGAGCAATCCAACGCCCACAAGACCGCAAACATGGTCCTGAACTTCCTCGACAACGTCCACGAGGCTATTGAAGCCGAAGAGTCCATGCAATCCCAGGACGTGGAGCCGCGTATGGTCAAGACCGTGGAAGAGCTCAACGCCATCAAGGCGTCGACCCTGGCCAGGATCGCAGACCAGCCCATTGAGATCGTGCGGGGGTGAGCGTGGCAAAGGCGCCGGAAGGACCGTACTGCTACGCGCTGGCGGACGAGTGCGGCCGAGTCTTTTACATCGGCAAAGGCCTTGGCCGGCGGATGTTTGCCCACGTTGCCGAAGCCAAGCGCGGCAAATCCGGCTTGAAGTGCGAGCGCATCCGGCAGATGTTGGAGGCCGGTCAGCATGTTCAGTACCGAATTTTGGGCAAATACGCAACGCATGACGAAGCCTGCGCCGCAGAGCGCGGGTTTATCGCGGCCCACGAAGGGCTTACCAACCTGACGGCGGGCGGCGAAGGCGTCAAGCCCGACCCAAAGGAGCGCATGCGTCGCCACGCCATCCGACTGCTGTGGCGCCTGAAGCCATACCGGGAGTGGATAGAGGACATGTCGGATCGAACCCTGGCGGCCACCATTGTGATGGCCGGATCGCCACTGGCCGTGTACGAAACCATCAAGGCGCAACTGATTGCGGAGGTGCGGGACCCGTCTCCCAACGTGCTTTACATTCCGATTGATTGCCAAACACGGCTCGGGTGGGAGTAATGCGCAAGGTTGTTGACTGGGATGGTGTTGCCGTCCATTTCAGGGCGGGCGTCCGGTCGCTGAAGGACATCGGTGGCGAATTTGATGTCTCGGATGCCGCGATCATCAAGCACGCGCGCAGGCAAGGCTGGACCCGCGACCTCAAGGGAAAGATTCAGGCGCGCGCGGACGCCAAGGTTAGCGCCGCCATGGTTAGCGCCGCCATGGTTAGCGCCGAAGTTAGCGCGCAAACCAAGGTAACGGAACAACTGACCGTAGAAATTGAATCTACGGTTCAGGCGCGCATCCGCCTGGGCCAGCGCAAGGACATTGGTAGGGCTCGGACACTGGCCATGCAACTTCTGGCGGAACTGGAGCACCAGACTGGCTCAAACGACCTGTACCAGCAGCTATTTGAGTTGCTGGACGACCCGGCGGGAGCAGACGACAGTGCGGCAGCGAAGGAGCGTCATCGCAAGCGCCGCGAAGTATTCGAGCGTGCACTATCACTTGGCGGCCGTACCAAGACCATGAAGGACCTGGGCGACACGTTGAAAACGCTGGTGGGCCTTGAGCGTGAAGCCTACGGAATGGAGTCCACGAGTGCCGGTGATGACTCCGTCAAGGGATCGGTGAGCTACCGGGCCAACATCCCCGTCAGGTCATGAGCGGCGATCGGGTGATCGAGTACACACCGTCTGCCACCCTGTCGAAGTTTCACGCCAGCAACGCCCTGGTGCGCGGCATCCGCGGCCCGTTCGGATCTGGAAAGTCGGTGGGGTGCTGCTGGGAACTCTGGACCCGGGCCCTCGAGCAGCGCGCCAACAAGGATGGCATCCGCAAGTCCCGCGGTCTGGTGACGCGAAACACGTACGGCGAACTGACCAGCACGACCATCAAGACCTGGCTGGACTGGTTCCCGGAGGAGCGGTTCGGCAAGATGGTGCACGGCGCCCCGATCGTGCAGATGTGCCGCTGGGAGGCAGAAGACGGCACTAAGGTCGAGTTGGAGATGATGTTCCTGGCCCTGGACCGGCCTGAGCACGTCAAGAAGCTGCTGTCGCTGGACATCACGTTCGGCTGGATGAATGAGGCCAGGGAGCAGCCCAAGGCGATCCTGGACGCGCTGACAGGCCGGGTCGGTCGGTATCCACGGGCCGAGGATGGCGGCGCCACGTGGTCTGGCGTGATCATGGACACAAACAGCCCGGACGACGACCATTGGTGGTACGACCTGGCAGAGACCAACTGCCCGCCGGAGTTTAAGTTCTTCTCGCAACCAGCTGGCGACTCGGAGGAAGCAGAGAACCTGGACTGGCTGCTGCAGACCCCGGAGACCATGAAACTGCCGTGTGGCCATCCGCAGCGCCGCGCGCGCGGGCACATGTACTACGAGCGGCTGAAGGCCGGCAAGACATCGGAGTGGATCAAGGTCTACGTCAAGGGCCAGTACGGCACGGTGCACGACGGCAAGCCGGTGTACCCCGAGTGGAACGACAGCCTGCACACCAAGGAGATCTACCCGGTGCAGGGGGTCAAGTTGGTGATCGGCGTGGACTTCGGGCTGACGCCGGCGGCGGTGATCACCCAGAGCGACGCCCGTGGCCGGCTGCTGGTGCTCGATGAGATCTGCGCCGAGGACATGGGATTTCGGCAGTTCCTCGAGGATGCGCTGATCCCGTACCTGATCACCAACTACCCAGCTTGGTGGAACAAGAAGGACGACATGATCATCCTGATCGGCGACCCGGCCGGCGACCAGCGCGCGCAGTCGGACGAGAAATCCTGCTTCCAGGAGGCGCGGGCCAAGAAGCTGAAGATCCGGGCGGCCAAGTCCAACAACTGGCTGCCCAGGCGCGGCGCCGTGGCGTGGTTCCTGTCCAAACTGGCATCCGGCCAGCCGATGTTCCTGCTGGACACGGCCTGCGGGGTGCTGCGCAAGGGCTTCAACGGCGGCTACAAGTACCGCCGCATCCAGGTGACGGGCGAGGAGCGGTTCACCGACGAGCCGGCGAAGAACAAGTACAGCCACTGTTTTGTGGCGGGCACCATGGTCGCCACACCTCACGGCGAACGCGGCATCGAAACGCTGACGGTTGGGGATCTTGTTCTGACACCGGACGGTCCCCGTGAAGTATTGGCCACCATGAGTCGCCTGGTGGATGCAACGGTGGCGCTTGAGTTCAGCCACGGACGCCAGGCGGAGTGCACTGGAGACCACCCGTTTTTTGTAGGCGGGAATCAAGTTCGAGCCGATGAATTGCAGTACAGTGACGTATTGCAAACCATCGGAGAAAATGAATGGGAAGACCGGCCAAATACCCGCCGCAAGATTTCAACGGCACTCGCTACTATCGCAAGCCGCGTGGCTACTTCAAGTCGGACGATGGTGTTTACATCCATCGAGCGGTTTGGATTTTCCACAATGGGCCGATCCCTCCAGGCCACGACGTTCATCATGCCGACGATGACAAAAGTAACAATGTCATCGGCAATCTGGAGTGCCTTACCAAGGCTGAACATGCCAGCCACCATGGACGAAAACGGCTTCCCAAGGGGTCAGAAGAGGCGCGGGTTCACATGGAGGTCATTCGACCTGCTGCATCGGCTTGGCATGGCTCCGATGCAGGAAAGCAGTGGCACAAAGACCACGGTAAGCGCACGTGGGAAGACAGGAAAAGCGAAGACCTGCGGTGCACCCACTGCGGAGGCGCTTTCTCGGCTCTGGTCGGCACTGCGAAGCGCGGGTTCTGCTCTGCTGCGTGTCAATCAGCGGCGCGAAGGGCAAGCGGCATCGACGACGAGCATCGCATGTGCAGCGTCTGCGGCAACGGGTTCACGGTCAACAAGTACGCAAGGACAAAGACGTGCAGTCCACCTTGTGCGAAGGTCCAGCTTAGTCGGTCAAAAAGAGGTCTTTGACCTGACCATCCAAGACGCCCACTGCTTCTACGCGGCGGGCGTTTTAGTTTCCAACTGCCACGACGCGCTGCAATACGCCGCGATGGAGTCAGGCGGCATCCAGGCAATCCAGCAGGCCGGCCGGCAGCAACCACGCATCGCCCCATTCCAGCCCAGCGTCCCCGGAATGGGCGTGCTCTGACCAAGATAGAAGGACTACACCATGGCAACCATCGCACCCACCATCACCCAACTGGAGCCACGAGATGGCTCAGTGCTCAAGTACACCTGGGTGCTGACCGGCACCGACGACGGTGCCCCGATTCCGTTTGCGCAGTGGGCCGACCGCTCCGTGCAGTTCGTCGGCACATGGGGCGGTGGCACGGTGCTGTTCGAAGGCTCCAACAACGGCGGCACGACCTACGCCACCCTGACTGACGCGCAGACCAACGCCATCAGCAAGACGGCCGACGCCCTGGAGCAAGTCATCGAGATGACCGAACTGGCCCGGCCGCGGGCATCGGTAGGTGTCACCACGGTCACGATCAGCCTGATCGCGCGCCGTCAGCAACCCATGCGCAAGTGAGGACATGATGAACAAGCAAGAGACGGCGCAGCAACTGCGCAAGGTGGCCAACTTCATGAAGGGCCTGATCCAGGCCGCCGACGACATCGAGGCGATCGGCTCCATGGAGGGCGCGACAGCCGAGGCGATCCGGGCCCGGGATGCCGCTGTGGCCGAGCGCGAAACCGCCCTGGCAGAGCTCGCCGACGCCAAGGCCAGCGGAAAGAAGGCTGTGGCGGCTGCAAAGGAACGGGCCGACAAACTGCTGTCCGATGCCGAGGACGAGGCTGCCAGGATCAAGTTTCACGCGCAGAACGTGGCCAACCAGAATGCCAGCGACCTGATCGCCAAAGCCGAGGCCCAGGCAGCCGATATGACGGCCAAGGCCAACGCATCGGTGCAATCCGCCGAGCAGGCCCTGGCCGACCTGGCTGTCCAGAAGTCCGCACTGACCTCCGAGGTAGCCGACCTCGAGGCCAAGGCCAAAGCCTCCCAGGCAGAGCTCGACAAACTCACCAAGGCCCTGGACAAGATCAAGGCGCAGTTCAAGATTGGAGAATGAGATGACAACGAACAACCAACAGCGTGCCGTTCTCAAGGCCGCCATTCTGGCCGAAACCGACCCAGCCTTCGTGGCGCTGCGCGACTCTGGCGCGACCGGCGCGATGGCCGACTGGCTCAATATGGACAAGAGCCCGGCCGCCAAGGCATGGCGTACCAACGTCGATCCGCGCGAGTCCGACCAGGCCACGCCCTGGGCGAATTTTGACAACATCACGCAGGCCGGCAAGCGCGACAGCTACCTGCACGCCTTCATGCGCTACCCGCGCGACTACAGCGCGAACGCTGTGCGCAAGTGGATCACGGACATCTGGGGCAACGCGACGGCCGGTAGTGACGCCGAGAAGATCCTTACCGGCGCCGGGTTGCGCAACATCACCCGGGCTGAGGCGATTCTCGGTGGCAGCAACACCGCAACGACCAATAACGTCACGGCGCTCAAGCTCGCCTGGGAAGGCCGGCTCTCCAACGACGACGTGGTGCAGTCGATCAACTTGCCGTAATAGACCATGACAACGATCTTCACCAACGCGCAAGGCACGCGATCCAGCGCCGTCCTGGCGCTTGGAACGCTTGCCAGTGGCACCTATGTCTGCTCGTCTGCGATTGACCTCGGCGCGACGATCCCCGAGGACGTGACATTCGAGATCGAGGCCAACGCCAACGGTACGCCATCAGGGAACAAGCAACTGGTGTTGTTCGCAAAGTTCAGCCTGGACAACACGAACTGGGGATCGGGACCAGAGAGCGGCACGACGACGACCGAGGAGGGCGATCTGCACTGGTTCGGATCATGCCCGACAGTGGACACCAACGACCACCGAAAGTTCTTCTCGATTGCAGGGCTGCCGATTGCCCGCTACATGAAGGTCGTCGTCAAGAATGACCTCGGTGTCGCGCTGACCTCTGGCAACGTCTACCGCGCGGACATCACATCTGTCGGAACGTAATCTCTTTGCTCAGGGCTTGACATGAGCAGCAACCAGCGAACCCCCTGGCGCAGACAGCCAGAAATAGCCGTAGGGATAGACAGATCGACCCCTTTCGGTGCTGGGTGCGTTTCTGTCATTGTTGGCGGAAGAACGTATGACGTTGCCAAGGGGTCAAACGTCTGGACGCCCAATGCCGACTTAAAAATATCTTCATCCGCCTGGAACTGCACGACAACCGCAGCCGCACTGACCGGCTCGGGCGACATCAGCGCGTATGTTGCAACGTCCGCACCGCTGGCCGTGCTGGGCGTTGTCAAGAACACGGGCGCGGCGACTACACGGTACTTCTTTGGGGATGGCGGCGCGGGCGGGTCCGGCCAATCGCTCGCCATTGGTTTGATCTCTGGCAATAAATGGCGAGCGTTGGCGCTGTCCAGCAACGACAGCACGCTCACTTCATCCGTTGGCGACCATACGTTCCTGCTTTGCTGGGACGGGACATTTGTCAAGATGTGGGTCGATGGACAAGTATTCGTCGATGTGAATCTAGGCATCGGTCGAAGTTCTGGCGGCGGTACGACAACTTGGGGCAGGTACGGGTCGTATTCGTCTACTGGTATCGGGCACGATTCGACGTTCAATCTCGGCGCAATCGCTTCGATGCCGATGCCAACAGACGCGTATGCGAAGTCGCTGACAACGAATCCATGGCAGATTTTCCAGCCACTGCCGAGGCGCATATGGGCTCCAGCAGCAGCGGCGGGGGGCGGATCAACTTTATTCCGGTCACGAACAACCAGCGGCGCACGCGCTGGTAGCAGGAGAGTCGCATGACCGTGGAAATCAAGCAATCGACGACGACATACCCGCTGGTGTTCCTGATGGTCGACAGCACAGACCATGTCACCGGCAAGACGGGCCTGTCGCCAACGGTGACATTGAGCAAGGCCGGCGGCGCGTTCGGCGCGGCGGCCGGCGCGGTGACGGAGATTGGCAGCGGCTGGTACAAGGTGGCCGGCAATGCAACGGACAACAACACGCTCGGTCCATTGATCCTGCACGCAACGGGGACGGCAGCAGACCCGACCGATGTGCTGTTCAACGTGACTGCGCGCCTGGCCGATGACCTGGCCTACCCAACCGTAAGCGGCCGGTCGCTGGATGTCAGCGCAGGCGGCGAGGCCGGCGTGGACTGGGCGAACGTGGGAAGCCCGACGACAGCGGTGGCCCTGACCGGGACAACGATCGCCACGACGCAGAAGGTGGACGTGGAGACGATCAAGACGCAGGCCGTGACCGCCGCGGCCGGAGTCACGGTGCTCGCCAGCGTCGGTACGGCGGCCACCAGCACGGCGCAAACGGGTGACGCATACGCGCGCCTGGGCGCACCGGCCGGTGCCAGCGTCTCCGCAGACCTGGCGGCTGTCAACGCCAAGACGACCAACCTGCCAGCAGCTCCAGCCAGCACAACGAACATCACCGCCGGCACGATCACCACCGTCACGAACCTGACCAACGCCCCGACTGCCGGCGATTTCACGGCGACGATGAAGACCAGCATCGGCACCGCGGTGGCGGCCTCTGCCGTGGCCAGCGTGACCGGCAACGTAGGCGGCAACGTCGTCGGATCTGTGGGCAGCGTTACAGGTGCAGTTGGGTCTGTCACCGGGCTGACGAATGCAACGATCGCAGATCAGGTGTGGGACGAGATCCTGTCCGGCCACGTCGTGAGCGGCTCGACGGGCGAGGCCCTGGGCGCCGCCGGCGCGGCCGGTGACCCGTGGATCACTGCACTGCCAGGTGCGTACAGCGCGGGCCAGGCGGGCTACATCCTGGGCACCAACCTCAACGCGACGGTGTCGAGCAGGCTGGCCAGCGCCGGCTACACAGCGCCGCTGGACGCGGCAGCGACGCGCAGCGCGGTCGGCATGGCATCGGCGAACCTGGACACGCAGATCGGCACCCTGGCCACTGCGTCGAACCTGGCGGTGGTCGCTGGGTACCTGGACACGGAGATTGCAGCTATCAAGGCCAAGACCGACAACCTGCCGGCCAGCCCTGCTGCAGTGGGCTCGGCGATGACACTGTCCACGGCGGGCTACGAGGCTGCGGCCGACGCGCTGCTCAACCGCAATGTGTCCGGTGGGTCGAACACCGGGCGCCTGGTGAAGCAGGCCTACCACTTCATCCGAAACAGGTGGGTCGTGGCCGGCGGGACGCTCACGGTGTACGACACAGACGACACGACCAGCAGCTGGACGGCGGCTGTGACCGGCACGGCCGGCGCAGATCCAGTGACCGGATCGGATCCGGCCTGACCCATGGCTGATGGCTACCGCGGCCTGCTTGCGCCGTGGATTGGTGGTGCTGCCAACGACCCGGCGGCCACTGCAGTCGGTTATCGGGGCATGTTGGCCCCATGGATGGGTGGAGCGGGAAGCCTGGGCGGTGCGACCCCGGTAGGTTTTCGCGGACTTCTCGCCCCTTGGATGGGCGGCGGTGGATACGGGCCTGCATCGACCGATGTGGCGCCCGACTGGATAGTGCTCGCCAGGCGGCGCGGCAGAAGGTAACAACACAATGGCATTTGACAAAGACCTCCCTGACGAGCTCCGGGTGGGTGAGGAAGACTCGCCCGAAAACCCGAATCAGGCGCGCCTGGATGCCCTTGGCATTGCCATCGCCGCCAAGCGCAAGGCAGCGATCGACGCGCGCCGGGACTCTGGCATCGAGTCCGTCTGGATGGCTGCCGAAGAGGCGTACCTGTGCATCGACGACCAGAACCGGGGGGACTTCAAGGGTGCCAAGTGGGCCAAGCCAGTGAGCTTTGCCGGCCCACTGACCAAGGAGGCTCCCAAGACCGACGACACGCGCTCCACCGCATTCGTGCGCATGACCGCACGGTATGTCGAGGCGGGATCTGCCAGGGTGTCCGAGATCATCCTGCCGGTGGGCGACAAGGCATTCAGCTTTGGCCCCAGCCCGGTGCCGGAGTTGGTGGCCCAGGCTGGCGACACGGCGCCGCTGCTCGAGAACGGCCGCCAGGTCTACCGCCCGCTGATGGAAGGCGAGACGCCTGATGGAGAACAGGTCAACGGCATGGTGGCGGCCACCAGGGGAGACTACGCCAAGGCCATGATGCAGATGGCCCAGGAGTACGCTGAGAAGGCTGAAACCCGGGTGTTCGACTGGCTGGTGGAGTGCAACTACCCGGCCGAGGCGCGCAAGGTGGTGTTCGATTCGGCGCGCATCGGCGTGGGGGTGCTCAAGGGCCCGTTCCCGGACAGCAAGCAGTCCAAGGCGCTGCTCAAGGGCAACGGCGAGAACCGCATCGTGCTCTCGCGCAAGGTCAAGCCCACAGTGCGATGGATCGATGCATGGAACTTCTTCCCGGACGGCGCCTGCGGTGAAGACATCCACGCCGGGGAATACTGCTTCGAGCGCGACTACCTCACCGAGCGCAAGGTCAAGGATCTCAAGAAGCAAAAGGACAACAAGGGCCGGCCGATCTACCTCGCCGAGGCCATCGACCGGGTGATCAAGGAAGGCCCCAACAAGTGCAACACCGAGGGCGCGAACCCGGCACACAAGCCCAACGACAAGCAGTACGAAATCTGGTACATGACCGGCACGGTCAAGCGCAGCGACATGCGCGCGAGCAACGCACTGGGCCTGGAGGAGGGTGACGACGAGGACGACATCAGCGCCATCGTCACCATGATCAACGACACGGTGGTGCGTGCCAGCATGAACCCGCTGGACTCGGGCAACTTCCCGTACCGTGTGAAGCCCTGGAGCCGGCGCTCCGGGCACTGGGCCGGCGTGGGAGTGGCCGAGCAACTGAGCATGCCCCAGCGTATGGTCAACGCGGCCACCCGGGCACTGCTGAACAACGCAGGCCTGTCGGCTGGCGTGCAGATCGTGATCGACCAGTTGAAGATCGTGCCGGCGGACGGCAAGTGGACCATCACGCCCAACAAGATCTGGCTCACCGCAGAAGGCCAGACGGTAGACGATGTGGCCAAGGCATTTCGGGCCATCGAGTTCCCCAATGTGTCCGATGCGCTCATGGCCATCATTCAGTACGCATTCAAGCTGGCCGAGGAGGCCACCAACATCCCGCTGATCACCCAGGGCCAGGCCGACAACACGACGCCAGATACTTTCGGGGCGGTGGAACTGCAGGACAACAACGCCAACACGTTCCTGCGCTCCCAGGGGTACAGCTACGACGACTGCATCACCGAGCCGCTGGTCAACGACATGTACGAGTACCTGCTGCTGGACCCATCGGTGCCGGATGACGAGAAGGGCGACTTCGAGATCAACGCCCGCGGTTCGATCGCAATGGTGGAGAAGGCCATTCAGGAGCGGTTCCTGAACAACCTGCTGGCCGTGAGCAAGGATGCGGCGTTCGAATTGAGCCCGGCCAAGGTGATGGCCGAGATCCTCAAGGGAAAGCGCATCGACGCGCGCAAGGTGCAGTTGAGCAAGGAAGAGAAGGAGATGCTGGCCAAGCAGGAGCAGCCGGAGAACCCGGTCATCACCGCGGCCAAGATCCGCAGCGCCAGCGCGGAGAAGATCGCCGCCGGCAAGGACCAGGTCACGGTGCGCAAGTCGGAACTGGACACCGACCGCGATGTGGCCTACGAGCAGGCACTCAACGAGCGCGCGGCCATTCAGGAACAGGGCAAGACCCGCGAACTGGACCTCAAGCGCGAACTCGAGGTGTTCAAGGAAAACAACGCCATGAAGCGCGAGCTCGACAAGCTCAAGACGCAACTGGCCATTGCAGCGGCCGAGCTCAAGACCCAGAAGGAACTGGCCGTGGCAGCCAACCATGCGAAACAGGTGGCCGACACCAGCATGGAGCCGGTAGGCCGGGCCGACGCGGGCCACGCCTTCGAGCAGTAACCCATGACCAACACCCGCACCCCATTCGCACTGTCGCCCATCGAGCGCAACGACCCGCTGTGGATCAAGCTGCGCGTCTACATGGAGCGGTGCATTGCAGACCACCGCCAGGACAACGACAACCCCCACGGCGAGGCCAAGACCGCCGAAATCCGCGGGCGCATCGCTGCATACAAGGGCCTGATCGCCCTGGACCGCGACCCCATCGACTTTGGGGTGCCGACCGTGTTTCCCGCCGCCCATAGTGACGGCAAGTGATGTAGCAGACGCCAACGCCTGCTGCGATGTAGCCCGCCCCGTGCGGGCTTTTGTGTTTCTGGAGATTGAAAGATGACCGTCGAAACGACCGAAGGAGCAGAAGTCGAGCAACAGGTGCAGACACCCGAGCAGGCCGCCCAAGCCTTTGCCGCGGGGTTCGAGGACGACGAGGACACGCAGACGCCAACGCCTGCGGCCGAATCGGCCCAGCCCGCAGCCAAGGAGGAACCGCAGCCCGCCCAGGAGACGCCCAGCGCCCCGAAGTACGCGCAGATCACCGAGGACCAGTTCAACGACCTGATGGCGAAAGTCAGCCAGATCGACGAGGGCCGCCGGCAGATCGACACGCTCAGTGGGCACCTGGGTGGCATGAAGCAGGTGGTCGAAGGCCTCAAGCAGCAACGCAAGTCGCTGTCTGCCGGCCAACTCAAACGGGTTGCCGCCGAGTTCCCCGAGCTCGCCGAGGCGCTGCAAAGCGACTTGAGCGAACTGGGTGGGGCCAGCGTCGACCCGGTGGAGATCGACAAGCGCGTGGAAAGCGTGGTGGAGACCCGCGTGGCCGCCAAGGCCATCGAGTTCGAAACCAAGCTCCTGCGCTTCTACCACCGCGACTGGAGCGAGGTAGTCGTGAGCCCGGACTTTCTGGCCTGGAAGGGCCAACTGCCCGAAGCGGAGCGCGCTAAGCTCGACACCAGCAACGACGGCGAATACATCGCGGACAAGCTCACCGAGTTCAAGGCAGCCAAGGCGGCCAAGGACAAGGCGGCAGCCGAAGCCGCGGAAAAGGCCAGGTCATCCGACAAGCGACAGCAACGACTCGAAGCAGCCGTTCCACCCCGTGGCACTGGCGGGCACACGCCCAGCCGCTCCGGGGTGCCGAGCGACTTTCAGGCTGGATGGGATTCAGCCTGAGCAACCAACAACCCTTTTGAAGGACAACCATCATGGCAGGTCAACTCTTTGCAACCAACACCGGGCGAATCAACAAGTTCGCTGGTGCCATCCTGAAGCGCGCTGTGCCGAAGGAAATCCTCTGCCGCGCCGGCCGCCAGGTCGAAATGCCGCAGAACCGCAGCGACACGTATGTGGCCCGGCGCTACCTCCCCTACGGCGGCGCCACCACCAACGCCAACACGATCAACCGCTTCTTTGCCGACGGCAATGGTGCTGACCGTGCTGACGTCATCGCCGACGCGCACGAGGTGTCCGAAGGCGTGACGCCCACACCCGACAGCCTGACCCCCCAGGACTACACGGCGATCATCCAGCAGTACTCCTGCCTCTACGGGTTCAGCGACAAGCTGTTCTACCTGTACGAGGACGACGTGCCGGCCGAGATGAAGAAGATCGTGGGCGAGCGCGTGACCTTCGTGAACGAGATGATCGTGTACGCTGCCCTCAAGGCCTGCACGAACGTCTACTACGGCGGCACGGGCACCTCGATCGCCACCGTGGACGGCGCCATCAGCCTGAACCTGATCCGCAAGATCGTCATGAACCTGCAGGCCAACCACGCCATGCCGGTGACCGACGTCCTGCGCGCATCGGGCGACTACGGCACCGAGCCGGTGTCTGAGGGCTACCTGGTCTACGTGCACACCGACCTCGAGCCGGACATCCGCGAACTGCCGGGCTTCACCCCCACGGAGCTCTACGCCAGCGGCAAGCCGCTGCCCAACGAGATCGGCAAGTGCGAGCGTTTCCGCTTCATCGGCCACCCGGACCTGCCCAGCATCCAGAATGCCGGCGCATCGGGCGCGAGCAACAACCTGTACTGCACGACCAGCACGACCGCGGTGGACGTCTATCCGTTCATCGTGTGCGCGCAGGATGCGTGGAGCCAGATCGCCGTGCGCGCCCTGCCTGGTGCTGGGATCTCCCCGGTCAGCCCGACCTACCTGCCGCCCTCGGAGAAGTCCAAGAGCGACCCGCACGGCCAGCGCGGGTATGCGGGCACGGTGTGGTGGAAGACGGTGCTGATCGAGAACAACGGCTGGATGGCCGTGGGCAACGTCGCGCGCCGCATCCTGAACAACTGATGACACCAGGGCGGTGAGAGCCGCCCTGCCTCACAACCTCACAACTTTCAAGGAAATTTCATCATGGCAATCAACACCGCAGGCCAGACTGCAACTGGAAACGCCCCCAAGTTCGATCCCCCGGCAATGAAGACCGGCCGCATCGTCTTCGACGCAACCGCGATCACCGCGGCCGATGAGGTCGTCGTGTTCGTCGGCTTCACGCCGAAGTACATCGCCTGGGAGAACGTCACCGATCGCATCAAGGGCGAGTGGTACGAGGGCATGGCCGCCGAGTCGTGCATCAAGACCGCAGCCAACGGCACCCGCACCCTGGAAGTCACGGGCGGCAACAAGGGCCTGACTGTCTGCGATGTGGACGGCACTGCCAACACGTCGGGCCGGTACTTCAAGGTGGCCCAGAACGCCACCCTGGCGCTGATCCTGGCCAGCAAGACCACGACCTGGATGGCTTCGGCCTGATCGTTCGCCACTGTCCCACAAAAAAGCGGCCCTAAAAAGCCGCTACCACTTTAGGAACAATCATGGCATCGACCAAACTGTGGAAGACGTTCACCAACCTGCTCGTCGAGAAGACCCTGACGATCGGCGTTGGCGGGCGCATGGTGCAAAAGAACTCGGACGGCACTTCGGTGGCCTCCGACATGGGCGCCGAGATCCTGACGGCGACCCGTACCGTTCGGCCCGAGGAGAGCGGGAAGACCTTCTTCCTGAACTCCGCGACCGAATTCGTGACCACGCTACCGGCGCCTGCGCTGGGGTTGAAGTTTCGCTTCGTGGTGAAGGCCGCACCCTCGGGCGCCAGTTACACCATCGTGACCAGCGGTTCGGCCAACATCATCAAGGGCCAGGTCTACACGGTGGACGTGAACAGCGCCACCGATCCGGACTTCGAAACCTCTGGCGGCGACACGATCACCCTGGTGGACGCGAAGGCCGTGGCCGGCGACCAGGTCGATCTGGTGTGCGACGGAACCAACTGGTTCATGCAGGCCTTCTGCAGCGTCTTCGATGCTGTGACGATCACCACGGCAAGCTGAGTCAGCGACACCCAAACCGACGGCCCTTCGGGGCCTTTTTCATGGCCCTTCGGGGCCTTTTCTTTTGGAGATCACACAACATGGACGCACAGAACGCACCGATCCGCCGCCGCCAGGCCAGCGTGGAGTCAACCCAGTTCCCATTGGGCCAGAAAGACCCGATCGACATGGGCGAGGCCCTGCCCGGAGCCAAGGCACCCGAGGTGCCCGCCATCGAGGCAATCCATGCCGAGGCCCTGGTCGACGGTCGTGCCGAGGCCCTGGCCTTCAACGAGGAGCCCGTCGAGGTGATGGTCTACCCGTCCAGCGAAGAAAACGCGCCACTGACCGTTCCCTGCTGGGTGAACGGCCGGGGCGCCGAGGTCTTCCAGAACGGGCGCTGGAACGTGCTGGGCTTCCTGCCGGTGGGACTGCGCGTCATCACCCGGCGCAAGTACGCAGAAGTCCTGCTGCGCGCGAAAAAGGACAAGATCAGCACGGACCACCAGGGCACGGAAGTTGAGCGCCCGCAGAACAAGGTCCATCGCGTGTCGAGCGCGGTGGCGAACATCCAGGTCATCACCGACAAGAACCCCAAGGGCATCGAATGGGTGCGTCGGTGCATGGCACAACCGGGGTAATTCACCATGGCAGAACAGAACTTCCAGCGCATCCGGCACACGGACCAGTTGATCTTCAATGAAGACGGCGACCTGATTGGGATCCAGAACCCCAAGGGGCACGGCGAGGACTTTCTGCCGGTTCGCCTGAATTCCGCAGGCACATCCCTGGTGTCAGGGGATGGGACGCTACTGCCATACCTGAGCCCGCGCCCGTTTCAAACCCCGTACTATTGGGCGTCGTTCGGAGACTCTCGCGCAAACACCAACAGCGCAAGCCCTGACGTTTCGGGCAACACGCAGTCGCTGTCCATCGTCAAGTCGTCCTGGTGGGCTGCGGCGCTGCGCGGTGATTCCGAGTTTGTGCTGAACTACGGTGTCTCCGGCGACCCGGCGTCTGGCTGGGCACTTGCCACGCGCAATGGTGGCATCACGACAAAGCCATTTTCCGCGCTGGTGGCGGCCACATTCGACATCCTGCACGACCAGAACGGCGTGAACGACATCTTGACCGGCAACGGGACGACCCCGACAGCGGCCACGATTGCGGGCTACAAGCAGGCATACATTCTGGAGGCACTCAAGGCCGGCAAGATCGTGATCTCGGAATCAATCCTGCCTTGCACTGCTGCGGGCTGGGTCTCTGCCGGCTCGGGCACGGCCGCGCAAAAGCAGGCCATAGCCGATGAGGTCAACCGCCTGATGCAGGCATGGTGCGCGCTGTTCCCGACCGTCTGCCGGTACGTGGATACCGCCACGCTGCTTAAAAGTTCTAGCACTGGCTATGCAAACACCGCCTACTACGTTGACGATATACACCTGAACAACGACGGAGCGCGGCTGTGCGGCAAGAAGCTCGCCCAGGCTTCTCTGGAAATCGTTCCCGGGAAGCCCGGCATCTGGTATCCATCCGGCCTGCAGGTTGGCCCCAACTTCATCGACATGGTTGCGCCCGGTGTCACCAACATTCTGACCGGGCTGGCTGGCACGTTCACACTGAACAGTCAAACCACCGGAATCAGCGCGGACGGCCCCTACACCGAGTGGGTTGTAACCCCGGCCACGCTTGCCAGCGGGGAGGCGACATTCTGGGCTGTACTGCATGCTGATGTTGGGGCGTTTAGCGGCACCCCGAAATACACCGTGGCGGCGAACGATGTTCTGCAGGGTCAATGCACGCTGCTTGTGGATGATGGAGCGGGTGGCACTCCATCTGGTCTGCGTAATGTGCTGCTGCGGCAGCGGGTCTTCTATCAGGCGGGGGGCTCCACGTATGCTGATGTCGGCAGCTACGCAATCCCTTCGACGCAATCGCTGTTCACCGAGAAGATTGACGCGCTGATGACAACCCCGCGCATCACGACCACGACCGCCAGCTCGGGCATTGAGGCGACGACCAACTCCAAGGGCTACGGGCTGCACATCTTCGTGTCTGTGTCGCAGACAGGCACGCCGATCCGCATTCGGGCGACTGCGCCATCACTGCGCAAGGCGGCATAAACCCATCCCCTGCCGGTTGTGACAGGAAACCAAGCCACCCACGCGGTGGCTTTTTCTTTGGACTGATCCATGAACTTTCTCCAACTCTGCAACAGGCTGAAGGTCAAGGCGCGCGTCACCGGCTCGGACATGACCGCAACCCCAAGGGTGTCGAGTGGGTGCGTCGGTGCATGGCACAACCGGGGTAATTGAGCATGGAACCGAACGACTACTCGCAGCGTATCAGTGCCTACGACCAGTGGCTGTTCGATCCCGATGGGAACATGGTGGGGGTCAAGAATCCAAAGGCGCAGGGTGACGATTTCCGTCCGCCAAGTTTTGCCAAGGATGCTCTGGGCCAGGTTGCCGGGCTGGATGCGCCTGACGATCTGGTCTACCCGATTGGCACTTACCTGACATTCAGCGACATCGGCACCAGCGTCCGTCAGCAGACAAACGCTGCGTATTCGTTCCTGTACTTCGACGCGGTGAACGGCAACGATGCCAATGCCGGCACCTATGCGGCGCCCAAGAAACTGGTTGCCAGCGGATCGAAGGCGGCAGGACAGCAAATCATGCTGATGCGCGGGCAGACGCACGTGCTCGTGAACAGCGGGACAACGCCTTTCACCATGCACACTGGCGAGCACCTTGGCGCCTATGGTCCGCCAAGTGTTGAGCGCCCCACGGTCGTGCATTCAGGCACGGCGACGTCGGTGATTCAGTTCTTGAACACCGTGGACGGGTCGTCGGTGTCGGACTTGATCATCGACATGGACGGCGTGAATAACCGTTCTGCCGTCTCCGGGGCCCTGGCTGGCACTGACTCGCAGAACGATATTCACGTCAGAGGCTGCAAGAGCATCAATGGCGTTGCCACCACCTACGTTTCTGCATTCTCTATCCGCGGCCCGACGACCGGCGTCAGTTCCGGCCAGGGCACAGTCAAGAATGTGACGTTTGAGGACTGCGAGGCATATCGGGCCCCAAGCATGGGGTTTGGTGCGTATGCGGCGGTTGGTGTGCTGGAAGGAACGGATTGGAACGGCGTTGACTTTGTGAACTGTCGCGCCATTGATTGCGGTTCCGACTACGACTCGCACGGTTTCACAGCTTTCAGCGCCGGCGTCGTGCAAGGGGTGACGCCAAGCGCGAGCCAGTGGGTGGCGGTGAGTGGTGACATCTACTACATCGTCATGTCCGCGGCGAACTTGTGGAACGGCAGCGGGTGGGATGTGGGCGTGTGCTACATCGATTCTCGCAGCACGGCCACCTACTACTTCAAGCAGAACACGGACACCCCGACGACGCCTGCCGCGTTTGAGTACGGCTTCGACTCCAGCAACCAGCGGCTGTACGTCAACTTCCCTGCCGCCAGTTTCGGGGCCGGCAACTTGGTGACGAACCCAACAAAGCTGTGGGCCTGCATCGCGCCGACGCGCGGGGTTCGGTGGATCAATTGCTTGAGTAAGGGCCAGTTGTACCCGGCGAACTCGGGAATCCAAGAAGGGCATGCGTTCGCGTTCGACGACTACGTTTCCAACTCGGCCATGCTTGGTTGTCGGGCCATTGGTGCAGCAGGGTACGGGTTGAGCATCAACAAGGGCAACAGCAACCGGGTGATAGGCAACGTCTTCACCGATAACCTGCTGGCGGCCATCGGCGGGAGCCGGGCGAACGGTACGGTTGTATCCAAGAATATCCTCCGCACTACGGCACGCGGCAGCGCAAGCTCGATCATCATCAGCCCGTGCTTCGGAGGAAACACGGCATACACGGCGCGCAATCGTTTCTTCCGCAACGCTTTCTACAACACGCTGTACGCCACAACGGGTGTCGGCATCGTAGGCCCCGACTTTTCGGGGTGGGGGCAGGTTGCCAGTTCCAACTACTTCCATGGCGCAATGCGCCCAGCATCCGGTCTGGTCCAAATCAGCGGGGCGGTGGCAAGCATCGAAGAGTTGGTGGCCGCGATGAACTTCTACTCCTAGGCCGCTATGAACTTTCTCCAACTCTGCAACAGGCTCAAGCGCAAGGCGCGAGTGACCGGATCAGCCATGACCGCCGTGACCGACCAGGCAGAAGAGTTCGCGCGGTTGGTGGACTTCATCAATGACGCCTGGATGGATCTGCAGATGACCCGCCCGGACTGGAAGTGGATGCGCAACAGCATGACCTTCCCGACCGTGGCTGGCCAGGCCACCTACACCCTGGCGCAGATCGAGGCCACCGGATCGGGATTCTCCAACTTCGGCAACTGGGACTTGGAGACCCTGCGCTGCTACACCACTTCGGTGGGCACGAACGACGAGACAGAACTGAACTGGATGCCCTACGACATCTGGCGCAACACGTACCAGATGGGTGCGACCCGGACTACTGAGACGCGGCCCAACCAGTTCACCACCACGCCGGCGCACGGCATTGGCCTGGGCTGCACACCAGCTGCTGGCTACACCATCAGCGGGGACTACTACAAGGTGGCCACAGAGATGGAGGCCACCACGGACACGCCGAGCCTGCCCAGCCAGTTCCACATGGCCATCGTCTACCGCGCCATGATGTTCTACGGTGTGAGCGAGTCGGCTCCTGAGGTCTACGACGAGGGAAAAACGGAGTTCGACCGGATGCTGTCTCGCATCATGCTGCACGAAGGCGTGCGCATCAGCGTTTGCGGGGCGCTGGCATGAGGCCACGTTTCTCCAACGTGGTCCCGGACTACTACCCGCTGGGTGGTGGCCTGGACTTGCTGACGCCGGCCATCTCCATGCCGCCGGGCAAGGTGATCAGTTCCCAGAACTACGAACCCGAGATCGGCGGCGGGTACAAGCGCATCAAGGGCTTTGAGCGGTACAGCGGCAAGGCCCTGCCGAGCTCCAAGAGCTACTGGCTGGCGACGGTATCGCTGACTGGCGCGGTGGCGGTGGGCAACACCATCACGGGCGCAACAAGTACGGCGACCGGGGTTGTCATCGCCATCGAAAGCGCGACGGTGCTGGTTCTTGCTGCGGTGTCGGGTACGTTCGTGGCCGAGACAATCACTGTCGGCGGGTCTGGCGTTGGCACGGTCAGCGCGGTGACGGCTTCCAGCGCATCGGACCCATCCAACCACGCCGACTACAACAACCTGGCCGCGGACAACTGGCGCTCGCAGATCGCAACCATCACCGGGTCGGGCGCCATCCGTGGCGTCTGGTACTACGAGGGTTCGTGGTACGCATTCCGGGACAACGCCGGGGCGACGGCAGGCAATATGTGGAAGGCCACGGGGTCTGGCTGGACGCAGATCACTTTCGGCAAGGAGATCCAGTTCACCGGGGCGGTGGGTGAGTTCTTTGCGGGCGACATCGCGTACGGAAACACAAGCGGGGCGACCGGAACCATCGTCAAGCCGATGCTGCGTACCGGGACATGGACGGTGGCCGGCGCCGGCACGCTGATCCTGTCCGGGGTGACTGGGACATTCCAAAGCGGCGAGTCGTTGAAACTGACCAACGCTGGCGGCGCGGTGAAGGTCACAAGCTCCAGCCTCTGCACCGACATCACCCGGGCCGCAGGCGGCACGCTGGACTTCTGCAACGCCAACTTCACCGGCTCGACGGCCACCAAGAAGATGTACGGCGCCGACGGGGTGAACAAGGCCTTCGAGTTCGACGGCACGAACTACATCCCGATCCGCACCGGCATGACCACGGACACGCCGACCCATGTGGTGGAGCACCGCAACTATCTTTTCCTGTCGTTCCTGGGCAGCGTGCAGTACAGCGCACTCGGAGCGCCCTACTCATGGACGGCAGTGCTCGGGGCCGGCGAGATTGCAACCGGTGAGTACGTCACCGGGTTCCAGGTGCAAAGCGGCGGCGCAGCGGAGGCAACGCTTGCCGTCTACACCGAGGGTCGTACCTACATTCTCTACGGCGTGCCGGGGGCCACGAACTTCCAACTGATCCCCTCGACCGACGACATCGGCGCCTTTGCCTTCACCATGCAGTCGATCGGCAACGACTCGATGATGTTGAGCAACCGAGGCATCCAGCGGCTCAAGACAACGCTGAACTTCGGCAACTTCGAGTATGCCAGCGTGAGCCATCTGGTGCAGCCCCTGATGACCTCCAAGCGCGGCCTGCAAACCTGCAGCACGACACTGAAGACCCGCAACCAGTACCGGGTGTTCTTCAACGACAACACGGCAGTGACCGTGGGCCTGACCGGCGACAAGATAAGCGGCATCATGCCCTTGGACTACGGGATGCCCGTGCGCTGCGTCTGCACTGCGGAGACGACGGACGGCGCCGAGGTGACCATGTTCGGCTCGGACGACGGCTACGTCTACCAAGACAACAGCGGGACCAGTTTCGACGGCGAGCCCATCACGGCATGGATTCGCTTGCCGTTCAACAACCTCAAGGGTCCACGGGTGCGCAAGCGGTATCGCTCGGCCATCCTTGAGTTGGTGGTGGGCGGGTACACCGAACTGCAAGTGACCTACGACCTGGGGTACGGCACGCTGGATGTGGCGCAGGGCATCGCGGCCATCGACCAGCAGCTGCTGGCGGCTGGCGGCTACTGGGATTCCTTCATCTGGGATTCTTTCACCTGGGACGCGCAGGCGGTGGGCAACCCGCGCGTGAGCCTGGACGGGATCGAGAAGAACATCTCGATGCTGTTCTACTCCAGCCGGGATCAGGATGACACGCACACGCTGCAAGGCATAACGGTATGTCACTCCCCCCTGCGCGTCGAAAGATGAAGCGCATTTTTCTGTGGCTTTTGCTGGCCCTCGACCGGCTTTCACTTTGGATTGAGAACATGACCAACGCCTACTACAACCAGACTGGAAACCCAACATCTGCCACCCTTGGCAGGGCGGCGACCATCAGGTCTGAATTCGCGGCCGTGGAGGATGGATTTGATGCCGTCGAAACGGCGATGAATCTGAAGGCGCCGCTGGCAGCGCCGACATTCACTGGCCTCGTGACGGCCAATGGCGGGCAAGTCAAGTTTCCTTCGACACAAAGCCCCAGCTCCAACGCCAACACGCTAGACGACTACGAGGAAGGCACATTCCTTCCGACCGTCTACGGAGATAGCACGGCTGGCGTCGGCACGTATTTGCGTCAAGCCGGGTCCTATACAAAGATCGGGAGACTGGTTGCATTCAACTTGATCATCGAAACGTCCGCCCACACAGGAACCGGCAACATCATGATTGGCGGACTGCCATTCTCCATTGACGCTGGGGACATCTACCCGGCGTTTGCGTCGCTCGCCTACAGCCTAACGCTCACCGCTGGAAACGTTTCAATGCTCATTCAGGGAGTTCCTGGGACGGCAACTGGCGTTTTGACGCAAACGCCTACGGGCTCCACCAATCCCGTTTCTGTGCCTATGGACCAGACCGTTCTTCTGGCGATTAGCGGAACCTATATGTCAACCTGAAAGGACTCACCATCATGCCTATTACCAAGCGCACAGAAATATCGCAGACGATTGACCCGCAGGGCAACATAAGCGTCTTGACCGTCACCATCATCGAGGAAGATGGCGTCGAACTTGCTCGCAACAATCAGCGGTCAGTGCTGTCGCCGGGACAAAGCACCGCCGGCAATTCGCCCGAGGTGGCCGCCGTTGCCGCCGTTGTCTGGACTCCGCAGAAAGTTTCTGCGCACAACTCGCGCGTAGCTGCCGCCCGTGCTGCATTTGAGCCGCGCAAGGGGTGATGCATGCCAGACGACCAACTCCCCCACCGCGTGAAGCGACTTGAAGAGGGCGTTGACCGCCTGACAGAGATGGTGGATCAGCAAGGTCAGCGATTCGACAACAAGCTTGACTCCATTGGCCAGAGCATCAGCCTGCTGGTGCGCATCGACGAGCGCCAGGTGGCCATCGCCGAGCGGCTGCAGTTGGGCGCGGCGACGATGCAAAAGCACGAAGAGCGGCTATCTGCCATCGATGCAGTGATGCCGGGCCTGAAGGAGATGCGGTCCTACGTGGTGGGCGGCGTGGCGGCCGGCGCCGGAATGATCGCCATTGCGGTCCTGAAACTTGTGGTGTTCACCTGACCATGTGGCGCTGGCTCAAATGGATGTTTGGCCGGCCCGAAGAACCCAACACCGACAGACTGCCCGAGTGGACTGATCGTCTGCCGCTTGACCTGTCGTGCCCCGATACCGAACCGACCAGCCCGGGTGCGCTGGACAGCGATAGGGGTGATCCATGAAGTACCTTGCCGGCTTCCTGCTTGTCCTGGCCGTGTCCGCCTACGCCATCGAGGTCGTTGGCGACAAGGTGACGCTGAGCGCCGAAGACAAGGAGACGCTCAAGACATGCGCCCAGGCCGGCGGGTGCAAGGTGTGGAGCCTGGACGAGATCAAGATGCTGCTGGTCATGTTCCGGGAAAAGCTGATGGACTAGGGCGCCGGCTGTAGGCGCAACTCGATATGACCCGCAAGTGGTGCGTGATGGACTTGGTTGTCGACCACCGCACCGGCAAGCTGCGCGAGTCTGCAGTGTGGTCCAACGTGGGCAAGGCCAGCATGACCTGGGCGTTCGTCTACACGGTCCTGGGCGGCCACGGATCGGAATGGCTTTGGATTGCCTACGGCGGCCTGGTGGTGGCCCATGCCAGCGTCGAGCGCGTACTCAACCAGAAGCAGCAGGCCATTGACAGCAGCGCGCCATCGACCACGACCACATCGGTGACAGCAACGCAGACCACTACCGCGAAGGATGGACCATGACACCCCAAGAACTCGCACTGGCGACCGGCGCGCGCATCGACCGCGCCATAGAGAACCACGCATGGATATGCGCGGCCATGGACAGTTTCGAGATCAACACGCCGGCGCGTCAGGCGGCATTCCTGGCCCAGGTCGGCCACGAGAGCGGCGGCTTCAAGTTCATCAACGAGATCTGGGGCCCCACCGCTGCCCAGGACCGCTACGAGGTGCGCGGCGCCGGCGACCTGGGCAACGTCGAGCCGGGTGACGGCATGCGGTTCAAGGGCCGCGGTTGGATCCAGTTGACCGGCCGTGACAACTACCGACGAGCCTACGAACGACTGAGCAAGCGTTTCGCCGACGTGCCCAACTTCGAAGAAGATCCGGCCTCCGTGGCAACCAGCCGATGGGCGGCCATGACAGCTGCCGAGTTCTGGTACAACGCCGGCTGCAACAAACTGGCCGACGAGGGCCGGTTCGAAAGGATCACGCGCGTCATCAATGGCGGCCTCAATGGCTACGCTGATCGGCTGGCCCGGTGGGAGGGCGCGAAAGAGGTGTTGACGTGATCAACACCTACGTCGCCACCGCCATCGTCGCAGGCCTGATCGCAGGCGCCGGGGCATGGAACGTGCAAGCCTGGCGCTATGACAGCCGCGAACTCGCCCGGCTCGAGCAGCAGCGTGAGACGGAGACGATGCGGCGCAAGGCGGCCAATGCAGGCGCGCAGGGGCACGAGGCCGACAAGACGGTCATCCTGACCAAGTTCATTCCCATCACAACGGAGGTGGAACGTGTTGTCACTCAAGTCGAGTACCGTGATCGTGCCTGTTTTGATCCTGATGGGGTGCGCGTCCTCAACGCAGCAATCGCCGCCAGTGGAGATCCCGCCGTCCCTGGCAACCCAATGCCCGGCGCTTCAGCCCCTCGCTGACGGCCAGGCCAGCACAGTGCTTCGGCACGCCGCAGACATGGCGCGCGCCTACGCCGAATGCCGAAGCAGACACAAGCGCCTGGTGCAAGCCTGGCCTACCAAGTAGAAAGACCACCATGGTGCAATTCACGCAAAATCCGACCGCCATCACGAACCCGCTGCCAGCCGACGCCAACAGCCTGACGACCACCAGCGGCGCACCGGCCAGCGGGATCATCGGAAGCGTGCAGCCAGCGCAGGCTGGCGTGTCGACCCTGACGGCCTCCAAGCTGGGCGACCCCTCCAAGTGGACGACAGACCCGACGCAGACCGTGGCCGGGAAGTTGTCGTCCGTGATCGACGAGAACAACCCCCTGCAGCAGCAACAGAAGACGCGCGCACTACAGGACGCCAACAAGAAGGGACTGCTGAATTCCAGCATGGCAGTCACGGCGGGGCAGAGCGCCCTGTACGACGCTGCCATGCCCATCGCCCAGGCTGACGCGGCGCAGGCCTCCAAGGTGGCTGGCTACAACGTGGACACCGCCAACCAGTTCAAGGTGAAGGACCAGGACACCGCGACCCAGGTGGGACTGGCCAACATGGGTGCGAAGAACCAGACGGCGCAGTTCAACACCGGTCAGACCAACCAGTTCCTGGCGCAAGACGTCCAGCAGGGTTTCGATCTGGCCAAGATGGACAGGGCCGCTGCGCAGACGCTGTCGCAGATGACCGCCCAGCAGCAGAACGATCTGGCCAAGTTGGCCACCCAGCAGGGCTACAACCTGCAGACCATGACTGCGCAGCAGATCAACGACCTGGCCAAGATGAGCGCCGGCCAAGGATTTGACCTGGCCAAGATGGACAAGCAGGCCGCACTCACCATCGGGCAGATGTCGGTGCAGCAGCAAAACGACATGGCGCAACTGGCCGCGAAACAGGGCTTCAATCTGGAGACGATCAACGCCACGCAGGCTGCCGACCTGGCGAAGCTGGCGGTGCAGATCGAAGCGCAGGACCGCCAGGCAGAGGCGAAGTTTGGGTATGACAAGCAGCTGGTGGAGATCCAGAAGGCCAGCAACCGGGAGATTGCCGGCATCGAGGCGCAGTACAAGAACCTGACGCAGGCCAGCGCGTCGGCCGCCAGCATCATGAACAACCTGTCCACGAACGTGGCCAAGATCATGGAGTCGACGGCGCTTGACGCCACCGCCAAGCAAAAGGCCATCGACATCTACAACAACAACGCCACCAAGTCGCTGCAACTGATCGGCGCGCTGTCGGGCGACATCGACCTGTCGACCTACCTGGACGAGGTGCTTGGGACCACGTCCCCGCCGCCCACCACGACACTGCCGCCACCGCCTACGCCCACCCCCACACCGACCCCGACACCAACCCCGACGCCAGTGCCCGTCAATCCATACAACCCGCCGATCCCAGGCATGGATAGAAACGGCACCCGCACCGACCCGCCGGCCTAAACCATGAACATCCTCTACGAAAAGACCAGGCTGCGCGGGCGCATGTTCCGCGGTGGCTACGAGGGAGAGGGCACCGGCATCGAGCTCGGCAACGGCGATGGGCCTGGGTCCGGGTGGGGCGGAACAAGCCAGCCGGCAACCACTGGGGGAAAGCCCGGCGAGGACGCCATGGCACAGGCCGGCTCGCAACAGCTTGGCAGTGTTGCGGACCGCTCCGACTACGGCGCCATGGAAGGCTTCAACCCGAACAACCCATCGCAGACGGTCGACCAGATTCAGGCATCGGAGAACGTCAACAAGGCGCTGTCGTTTGGCGTGCCGATCGCGGCATCGGCGATGGCCCCCGGATTTGGCCTGGCGATGACGCTTGCCAAGTCGGGCGCGAAGATGATGGGCGGCGCTCCGATGAGCGAGGTGCTGTCTGACATCGGCCCGGGGATCGTGAACGGAAAACTCAACGAGTTGACAGGCGGGCTCTACGGCAAGGCCATGATGGCATCGAACCTCTCGAGCTTCATGGGTGGCCCATCGCTTCCGAATGCAGGCAAGGAAGTGGTCTCCGGGATCATCGGAAACGCGCCTGGCAGGGCTGGCGCCACCCTGGCGGGATCCCCTGGGGCGGCATCCAACGGTGACGGCGCCGTGCAGGTTGCACAACCCGGTGCCACGGCAGCGCCGGCGGCCACCACGCCGGCCGCTGCGCAGGATGTGAATTACGCAAGCATCGGGATCGACTCTGCAGGATGGACGACAGCCGGGCACAAATACATGGAGGCCAAGAATGTTTGATGACGAGTACTACCCGCCGCCCAGCGAAGGGGGCAGCGGCAACACCGACGCGCAGGACGCGGCCAACCTTGCGCAATTCGACAACGACTTTGCCGAGAGCGTGCAGATGGCGCTGGGCTCCAGTTCGTCGCAGGAGTGGGTGCCCGACTTCCGCGAGTACGGCCAAAGCGGCTCGAGCACTGCGGTCTACGGGCAGCAGCCCAAGGCGGTGAACGACACACCCAAGGACCAGGGTGGGATCATCGGGAAGATCTCCGGCTTCGTGGACAAAAACAAGGCCTTGAGCGAAATGCTGGTCAAGGGCATCGCAGGCGCAGCATCCGGGAACCAGGCCAAGAAGACGGCCGAGATCCAGGCGCGCAACCGGCTCGATGAATTGAAGCTCAAGAACCAGCAGGAGCAGGAGGCCAACGCGCGCACCAGCGCATCGGTTGCAGGCCTGCGCCAGCCAGTCGGGATCATCAACCGCGGCCCGCTGCGCCGCGCTGACGGCACGCCCGTCTTCTCCAACGGAAGGATTGTCTGATGGACCCCCAACGCAAAGGCGCCCTGGCGCAATACCTCAACGCAGCGAAGGCGGTCATCTTCGACGCCAACCGCATGCGCCAGTTCCTGCCCATGATGGACACCAAGGCCGGCGCCATTCAGGCGGTGCAGGCAGTGATCGCGGTGATCGAGCAGAAGAAGCCGGTCCCGGCGGATATCGCCCCGCTGCTGGGTGCGGCCACGTACATGATCATGGTCGACATGGCCAAGGACGTCACCGGCATGCAGCCTGACCCCGAGATCGTCAAGGGCGTGGTGGGCGAGATCCTGGCCACCATGGGGCAGGCCTACGGCGGGCAGAAGCCGGCACCAGTTCAACCGGCTGCCGCTGGCATCATCGGGCAGCAGAAAGCGATGGCTTGACCATGGGAATCCTGTCGAACTTCATTGCCGGTGCGGCGAGTGCCGGTGGCGAGATCCTGCAGCGCGAGCGCGAGTCTGGCGTGCGGGTGAAGGAAAGCCAGGACATTGCCCGGTTCAATGACGACCTGGCTACCAAACGCGAGCAGGCACTGATGGCCCTGCGCAATGAATACCAGGTTTCCGCCGAGGGCCGCGCCGAAGAGCGAACTGTTGCCGGGGAACAGCGCGGCCTGACGAACCGCGCCACGGAACGCCAGAACATTGTCGACGAAACCGTGACGAATGCGCCCAAGCTGCGCGAGGTCAAGGTAGAGGACGCCAAGGCCGTCAAGAAGGCTGAGTACGACCCGGCGATCCAGGCCCTGATGCGCAAGGCAGAGACCGAGAGGCTTACTGCCGGCGAGCAGGCGAAGCTGGACTTCTACAACAAGAACCGCAAAGCCATCCTTGGGCAGACGCGCGACGAGGCGCAGGCGCGGCACATCGAGTCGGCTGGGTCACTTGCACAAGCTGCGCTGGCCAAGGTGCAACTGGAGAATGCGCAGACTGCCAGCACGCTGCGAACTCAACTTGCCGAGGCCCGCGCATCAGGAAACGATGATGCGGTGCAAGCCATCCAGCAGCAGATCACCGATCTGGCGTTCACCGGAAAAGACACCGCCAAGGCCTACGCGACCTACAGCACTGCGCAACAGAAACTTTTTGACCTTGAGGCCAAGTTGGCCGACGAGAGCAAGATGCTTTCTCCCGGGCAGGTTGCCTCGATCAAGTCGGAAATTGAAGAGGCCAAGGCGGTGCAGCGGCAGGCGGCGAAAGACTTGGGAGTCAGCATCAAGGACAAAGGTGCGGCCGATAAGACGATGCCGAAGCCGCCACCCGGCGCCCTAGATGAAGTGGCGAAGAACCCGAAACTGCGAGAAGCCTTCATCGCCAAGTACGGAGCGGACGCCTTGCCGGCGCCAAAGGTCGAGGTAAAGGGTGACGGCGAGAAGTCAACCGCCAGCAAAGCGCCTATCACCCCCCTATTCACCAGGGGGCCGGCAAGCCCGAACTATCCGGGCGGCGAGATCATCTACACCGGGCCGACGCTTCCAACGGCTACCGGCGGCGGAATCATTGATCCAAAACGCAACTGGCCAGGGCGGTAATTCATGGCGAACTATTTCGACAAGTACGATGAGTCAGCGCCAACAGGGAATTACTTCGACAAGTACGACGAACCGGAGAAAAAGGCCGATGGCGGCGACTTCCTGCGCGGCGCCAAGGAGTCGTTTCAGCAGTTGCCCCAACTCGGGTACGGCCTGATCGCTGGCGCCGGCGCTGCGCTCGAGAACGTGGCTGGAGAGGGCGGCATCGCCACCGGCATCAAGAAGGCTGGCATCGCGGGTTACAAGGACTGGGGCGACACGATCGCCAAAGGGTCCAAGGAATCCGACTCGTGGGACTACAGTTACGAGCAGGCGAAGCAGGGCAACTTTGGGTCGCTGGTTGACTGGCTGCAGCATGGCCTGGGGTACGTGGGAGGACAGGCGGTCCAAACCCTGGCCACGGGCGGAATCGGGTACGCCGGCGGCAAGTTCGCGGCCAACACCGCTGCCAAGCAGATCGCCGAAGGCATGGTCGCCAAGGAGGCCGCAAAGCTCACAGCAGAGAATGCCGCAGCCAAGTTGACGACCGAGCAGATCGCCAAGCAGGCCACCGCGAACGTCGCTGCCAAATTCGCAGCGATCGGGCAGACGTCGGCGCTTGCAGCCAATGCCGTTGGCATGGAGGGCGGGGAGATCCTGGGCGGGTTGACATCGGAAAACGCCGACCGCCCGCTGACAGGCGCCGAACTTGGCAAGGCCTTCGTTGCAACCCTGGCCGCAGGCGGTCTTGAGTTCGTGGGCGACAAACTTGGCCTGGACATCATGCTGGGCAAGTCGGCGCTGCTCAAGCCGGCAGAGAAGGCCACGGGCATCCTCGGGCGCGCGGCGCGCGGTGGGATTGCAGCCGCAGGCGCTATGCCCATTGAGGGTGGCACCGAGTTCGGGCAGACCCTGCTCGAAGAATACGGCAAGGGCAAAGACCCATTCAGCGCAGACGCCATGAAGCAGGCCCGCGAGTCTGCAGCACTGGGTGCTCTGGGCGGCATGGCGATAGGCGGCGTGGGCGGTGCGATTCGTGGCCCCAAGGTCGACGAGCAAAAGCCCGCCGACACTCCCGCAGCGCCAGTGCTGCAGATTGGCAACACGCCCGACCCGATCATCGTTTTCCCGGACGGCACTGCAGGCCGGCGCTCGGACCTGGAGGCCTACGTCAATGGGCTGCCCGAGGATCAGCGAGTCGCGGCCCGCGCCAAACTCATGGGAATGGGCGCACGGGACGCCACGCCCGAGGACATCCTGAAGGCACCTGACGCCGACAGCGCGATTGCCACCTTCGCGGCCAGCCTGACAGGCACCGACATGGGCGCCCTGATGGGGCAGGACAACCCCCTGCTGGCGCCGGCGCGCGAGATGCAGTCCCAAGCCGCAGCGGACGAAGCAGACCTGGCCGACCTGGCGCAGGCAGAGGGCCGTAACCTGCAAGTCATGCGCGCGCAACTCGATCAGGACGCACGCAAGCAGACGGAACTGGACGCCTTGCAGGCCACCGGCACCGGTCAGTACGGCATCCCCATCGAGGCCAAGCCAGCGGTTGAGGCGGCGGCCACGGTCGAGGCGCCGACGGCTCTGCAACTGGCTATGCAGCGGGCGCAGGCAAAGGCTGCCCCTGCCACAAACGCACCGGCGCCATCAATTCCCGCGATTCCCGGGGATTCCCCAGGGAACCAGGGAACGGCCCAAGTGGTAACCGTTACCACCCCTGACCGCCAGCCCGACATCCTCCCCGGCGACATCTCCCGCGAGGATGGCACGCCGTTCAAGAGCGAAAGCGGCGCCAAGTACAAGCAACGATTCGCAGGGGGCATTGATGGCAGTGAAATTGTCTCGGTCCAAGGTGGCTACGTTATCCGCCCCAAAGCCCCCCCGACTGACCCTGTTGCAGCAGCGCCTGGCCAAACGGCTGGGATGCAGCCCGTGGCAAGTGCTGTACCTGCACCTACTGACCCTTCCCAGCCCATCAACCAACCACTGAACCAGGAGATCCAAAGTGCCACGCAAGCCGATCAAGCCATCCAAGCAGAAGCGCAACGACAAGAGCCAGCAGCCAGCCCTGCACCAGTCCCTGCGGCAAACCCTGATCCTGTCCAGCCCGCAGAAGGCGGCGCTGTTCCAGCCAAGGCCCAAGACCAACGACTGATACCGGTATTGAAGCGCGGCACCGCCGTGGCCGCGCCACAAGGCCTTCGCGTCACCTTCGGCGGCAAGACCTACCCGGTGGCGTCGGTCGAGGACGCCCAGCGCAAGTGGATCAGGTTCCAGGAATCGGCAGACGGCGGCGATGCGGCCGGCGTTTCCCAGGTCGGCAACGGCGTGCGCGTCACCGATCAGGATGGGAACTTCGTCGCCCGGATCTCGTTCAACGGGAAGGTCTGGGATGGCGAGGGGATGGATGCCAAACTGGTTGCGGAGGCCCCCGGCCCGGAGGCGGCGCAAGTCGTCGACACCCAGCCAGCGGCTCCGGTCAACCAGAAACTGATCCCGGTCTCCAAGCGCAAGAAGGCCGCCGCCACCGGCAAAGCCACTGCGCCACTGGAATCGGATTCCAATGCGCAGCCCTCCGACGCCGCCCGCGCCAAGGAAGACCTGAAGTCCGCGTTGTCCGACCTGGGCAACATCCTCACCAAGGGCCAGCGATCCAACCTGATGCCCGAGGAAGAGCAGAAGATCATGCCGGTGCTGGTGCGCGTGTTCGACGCCGCCTTCAGGCTGGGGTATGCCAACTTCAAGGACGCCGCCAAGTACGCCCTGGAGAAGATCCGCGAGACGCTGGGGGCAGATGTTGCGGATTCCCTGACCAACCGGGACATGCAGGACGCCCACCGGGCCAGCGCGGCTGTGCGATCCAACGAGAACGACAACCGGACGGCGGTGGTGGTCGGCGCCAAGCCTGGCGAGTTCAAGTGGGACTTCACCGCCCCGACGGCGCCACCTCCCTTCGCCCTGCACCCCAGCGCGTTCCCGCGCCTGGAGAAGATCGGCGAAGCCACCCACACCATCCTGAAATCGTCTGGCTTCAAGAAGTTGGTCGACGACATGTTTGGCGTCAAGGGCCTCGAGGTGGCCCCGCTGCATGGCTCATGGGAGGGCAAGCCCGAGCCGAGTTTTGGCCTGTACGCCCCAGGCCTGACGTTTGAGCAGTCGGACGACATGTCCAAGATGCTGGGCATGATGCTGGCGCAGGATGCCACCGTGGTGACCCAACCGACCGCCGAAGAGTCGCAGGACGAAATCCCGGTGATTTACATCGGCAGTACCAAAAAACTGACAGACACCCAGTTGGCATCGGTCGTAAAATCGGCGAAGGAATTGGGCGTCGACTACAGTACATCCCTGGACGGGAAGGCGGTCAAGTTCCTGCATTTCGGAGACGCAGATGGCCTGAGTGAACTGATGGTCAATGCGGCAAAGGTAGCCTCCGATGCCGGCCTTGGTTCGCCCCAGTTGTTCTATGCAAGGAGCAGTCTCAATGAAGCGTCAACATATACCCAGGAGCGTGGTGGAGGCGCTGGCGACCAAGCATGGCATCGGGATACTCCCGAAGGACCATCCGATCTATTCCGAAGGGCCGTCGATCACGTTCTCGTCCCATACGCAAAAGCAGTCGCAGCCGAGGGTTACACATTCTCCGTACAGCGATATGCAGAGCGATTCGGACTCAGCCCAGCCCAGCAGCGAGTAATCTCTGAAGCCCTGGCCCCACGCAATGGGGCCAGCAAGGCGACCTCGTCCATCATGCGCCTGACGGACGAGCAGGCTCGCCGGGCGTTGATGATCCCCGAAAAGAAGGCCAACGTCTCCCACGTCCTCATGGGGCTGCAGAACAGTTCCGCGCAGCAGGGTCTGATTGAGCCTGGCGACTACTCCGACAAGGCATCCAAACTCATCGCCCAGGCGCTGACTGACGAGGTGCTGTACCACGTCAACGAGCACGGCGGCAAGAGCGCCATCGGTTGGTACGACCGCGCGCTGAAGGCGGCCAAGAAGGCCTACATGTCGGTGTTCCCGGAGATCAGCACGGACAAGAACAAGTCCATGCTGTTCGACGCACTGCTAGGCATTGCATCGCAGGGCAACGACGTCTTCAGCAACTCCCTGTTCGCCGGGCGGATGTACGTGCTGCTGGAGAACGGCAAGACCATCCCCGAGGCAGTCAAGTTGCTTCGCGGCTCATTTGGCGGGGAGACACGCGCCATCGAGAACAACTACCTCAAGCTGCACGAACTGCTCGAGCGCAACGGGTACGACACGATGCGTGCGTTCTTCAACAAGAAGGCCACGGTCGGTGAGATCAATGCCATCTTGCGCAGCGACACCTCCCTGCACTATGACGGCAAGCCACTGCAGGCCGATGGCGCCGCCAGGCAGACCGTCACCGGGTGGTCGGTGTTCGGCCCGAAGATCGGCTCTTTCATCAACAACCTGCACGGCGACTACTCAACGCTCACGGCGGACCTGTGGTTCAGCCGGACGTGGAATCGGATTCTGGGGTACAGCTTCGTTCACGCCCCGGCGCTCGAGGCCGACCAGTACCAGAAGTTCATCAAGGCGCTGGTGGCAGAGTCCAGCTATCACGCCGGCACGCTCTCGGCCACGGAGCCCAAGAACTACAACAAGAAGGGCGAGCCGATCTATTACGAGTTCGGCAAGGATGCTGCCGGCATGGATGACGCCAGCATTCTGGAGGTGATCGACAACCCCGAGGCCGCCCTGGCGCTGGCCACGAAGCTGGAGGCCAAGTTCCGCAAGGGTGGGTACAAGGAAAAGAGCGACCTGCTGCGCGCCGCCAAGGTGTGGGTGGAGAACCGCAACACCACGGTGGCGCTGCCCAGGACGGACAACGAGCGCACGTTCCAGCAAGAGACCGCCGAGCGTACGCAGAAGATGCTCAAGGCCAAAGGCCTGGACATCAGCATTGCCGACATCCAGGCGGCGCTGTGGTATCACGAAAAGGATCTGTTCAAGAAACTTGGCGTGAGCACCAAGCGCAGCGAGGCGGCCGACTACGAGGATGCCGCCAAGAAACTGGTCTCCACCATGGCCGAGGGCAAGTTGTTCTGGAACGAAGCCGACGAGCGCAAGGTGCTGGACGATACCGGCATTGAGTACAGCCGGGGCGCTGCGCAGGAGAGCACTCCAACCAACGACACGCCCAAACCGACCACGACCGCCTTCGCCCGCAGCCGCCCCTTCTACAGCGCCCTGTCCCGCGAGATCGAGAGCATCAACGCCCGCGCCATGACGGCGGGTGACTGGGGCATCCGCATCACCGGGCTGGTAAAGCAGGGCAAGGTCAAGCAGGACGAGGTCGACTGGTCCGGTCTGACCGAGTTCCTGAAACTGCAACCCGGCAAGGTCACCAAGGAACAGGTGACGCAGTTTCTGGATGCCAACGGTGTCAAGGTCGAAGAGACGGTGCTGGCAGGGCCAGGCCTCTTCAGGGATGTCGACGAGGCAAT